TCTCCCCTATTGAGCTACGGACAAATTGCCATTGATAAAGACGGCGTTATATATACCGGAAATAGTTCTGATGAAGTAGTAAGCAAAGTTAATTATGCCAATGAAGCACTGAAAGCAACTCAAGATTCTGCTGGAAATCCTATTGTATCATCCTATGCCGCAGCACTTGACACAAGCGGAAACACAATAAGACTTAAATATAAAAACGGTGATGTAGCTGCTACTATTACAGCGCCATATGCTACATCTGCTGGAACCGCTACCAATGCTACTGGTGTTACAGGGAATATTAGAGGCGAAACTATATCAAAAGCGACCAACGACCACTATGCTTGGTGGCTTAGTTATGGTGGAACTGGTAGTTATGGCGGAGCAAGAAAATATTTTGCGTGTGTACATGCCGATAGTGCTGATTCAGCTCGTTCATCTAATATAGTTATGTCTTATAATGGCAACCTGTGGATTTCCTACTCGTAAGGCGGTGTATACATGGGATTATTTTATAATAACACAAATGTTGCTACTTCTCAGAACGTATATCTAAATAATCAAGCATCCGACCAAGTGTTTTATAACAATACTTTAGTGTGGAAAAGAGACGCACAAGTATATCCCGGCTCTACATGGTATGTGCGTGGTAGTAAAACAAATGAAACAAATACTGCTCCTCCGACTATAATTGAAAGAGAAGTATCAGGTAACGTTGCTAATGACGCGGCAGTATATGCTGTTGTTAATCTTACCCCATATAACTATGTGAATTTTGATTATTCAGTTTACTATGTTAGTCCATATGCGACTGGAATGGTTGGAATTGGCAACTTTGATAATTATAGTATAAACGGTGGTTGGCCTACCGTTACGGGTATAGGTTGGGACAACTCAATTAATACATATCACAACGACCCAAACGGACAGGGTTGGGGTAATGGGGCTGTTTCAAAGCGTTTTACACTCACGGTAAATGTAGCAAGTCTACAAAACAGCTGGGCACTTGGTATATTTTGTCGTAGTAGTAGCACAACTCAAGCAACTATACACCTTGTATTGAACAAATGCTGGTGTACTACATAACGAGGTATATATAATGGTAAAAATTAAACTTTCTAATGGCGATGAATATGAAGTGTTGCCTATGACGGCTGTTTACCCTAGCTATTCGTCTACGGTAAGAAGTCATATAGAAATACACATGGACAAATCTTCAATGTCTGATACAGAATTTATTGCTTTATTCTCTAATCAGGAACTAACAAAAACAATTCAAATCATAAACACTGAATCAAACAGCACTATCACATATGAAAGATACAATGAACCTGTATCAATTGGTATTGGTAGATATGATAGTGTAAATGTTGCTACTGGTGAAGTAGTTACAGAATATCATTTAATTGCTAATTTGGAGCAATTAACATATCAGGAAACTGATATAAAAGCGATGAAAGAGCTTATTGCTAAAATGGGCCAATAATATAATTACTATACAGCTTATGTATAAAGGAGAACAACATGTCTATTTATACTGGAAGAACGCAAGTTCCGTATTATTATAGCTGTTATGGATATACAAGAGGAAACGGAAAGACTTGGCATGGCGGTATAGATTTGGTTGGATTGGACAGTACAACTATATTGATGCCAGATTATAGTGGAAAATCTATTAGTGGCACAGTCGTTTCCTCTCGTAAAGTAGATAAAAGCACAGGTGATTTAACTTGGGAATGGGGCTGGTATGTATGCGTACAGCTAGACGCTAACCAAACTCCTGACGCCGTGAACTTTATCTATTTTTGCCATAACGAAAAAAACTTAGTATCAGTTGGACAAAAAGTGAAAACTGGTGACGCTATTGCTATTATGGGAAACAGCGGAAACGCCGCACTCGCTAATCCACCAATCAAACATTGCCATCTTGAAGTGAGAGCAACAAGAAGTGGGAAAGGGCTTGACCCAACAAAATATGCTGGATGTTCTAACTCTGTTGGAATATATAATTCGTCAAATGACAATTCTAATACAAACACCGAAATAAAAGGCATTGACGTATCCAAATATCAAGGCGCTATAAACTGGCCACAAGTAAAAGCGGCTGGATACAATTTTGCTTTTATCAGAGTTGGATATTGTAACTATGATGGTACAATAAATGATGGATACGACTCATATTATCAAACAAATATGGCTGGCGCAATAGCCGCAGGAATAAATGTTGGCGTATATGTGTATTCATACGCTAAAACTGTTAGTGCCGCAAAAGCATGTGCGCAAGCCGTTGCTGAAAAGGTAAAGCCTTATACTATTACAATGCCTATTGCTTTCGATTGTGAAGATAGTGCTTTGTATTCACAGATAGGTAAACAAACAAATACAGACATATGTAAGGCGTTTTTGAGCGAAACGAAAAATCTTGGATACTATCCTATATTATATACATACACAAACTTCGCTAAAACACTTTTAGATATGAGCCAATTGAGCGCATATGATTTGTGGCTTGCTGATTACACAGGGAATCCGTCATATACAGGCCCATATACAATATGGCAGTATAGTTCTAAAGGTTCAGTATCGGGAATATCTGGTAATGTTGATATGAACATTGCTTATAAAGATTATCCGTCTATAATTAGCGGAGGTTCGACAGGTGGTGGAGACGTGGAAAATTTGTCTGTTCTAAGATATAGAGTAAAAATAGAAAATAAGTGTCAAGGCTTCGGCTCAAAGAACGTAAATGATGTTATAAAGATTGGAGATTCTGATTATCTTCCAATTGGTGATTATAAGATTATCAGCAAGGAGAACACAGTAGGAGAACAGGGATTCTATTGGTGTGAAATTAGACTTCCAGACGGAGGTTCTTGTTATGCTGTGTACAATCTTCCAGATGATAGATGTGAAATTATTGATGCTACTATTGATGTAGCTGTTGATAATAAGTCTTTGAAGATTATAACTCCAAATAAGAATCAGGCTTTCATGTCTCGAAACACAAGTGACGTTGTAAAATTTGGAGATAGCGATTATATCCCAGTTGGAATCTATCCTCTTATTACGATGGATACCGAAGCCCACGAGGAAGAACTTTACTGGTGTCAGTTTAGATATACAAACGGTAATTCTTACTATGCTGTATATAATTTACCAGATGGAAGATGTGAAATAATTGACACTCCGGTTGACCCGGAACCTACACCGGAGCCAACCCCGGAACCCGAACCGGAACCGACTCCTAAACCAGAGCCTACGCCTGAACCAGAACCAGAAACTCCAACGAGTGAACTTGTAAAGCAAATTGAAGAACTTATGAAACAGCTTGAAGATTTGATGAAACAGGTTGATGAAGCGCTGGCTAAAGTCAATGTCTTAGAAGAAAAGAATAAAGAATTGGTTTCAGAAAATGAAGCCCTCAAGAAATATATTGAGGGAATAGAAACTGAAAACAAGAGCTTATTAGAAGAAAATGAGCGTCTAAAAGACAAAATTGCCGAAGCACAGGCGGCTTTAGCATAAAAATAAAAGGCTAACCCATACGGGTTAGCCTTTTTTACACGCCATAATTTATGATTCTTCTCTTTTTGAGAATGATACTTTATACGGTAGGACACCAATCGTTTTCTTATTCGTTTTTACAGGAACTTTTTCTCCGTTTTCATTCTCGTAAGATGATTCAAACTCTCCATTTTCGCTGTAAACAATACAGTTCCCAATTTCAAATTCCAAATCATATTTCCAGAAATCATCAGCATAATTTTCTGGCGCTATACCATCAGGTATATCAAGATTTTTCCAAAATGTTTCAAGCAAATTGCTCACTATGAAATCATCACAATCGCCATCATTATAAATTACTGCGCATCTCGTGGCGTTGAATTCGGCATCATTATTGAATTTAATAGTCAAAGAGCGTTGTATTGATTCGTCGTTCGTAGTTTGAATGCCCTCAAATGGTAATTCGGAATGTATTGCGCTCTCCAACATAGATAGTGTGTCACGCTTTTCGTATGCCAAATCAAAATCTTTTATAAAAAATGAATCATCCGGCATATTTTCAGCATTTCCATAAAGCTCTTTTACAAATTTAATTGACCTCATTCTTGTACCTCTGATTTATAATATAGTTTACAATGACAAAACCCTTCATAGTCTTGATTTAAGAACTCCTCACATTGGCAAATATTCTCTTGTAGTTTGCCGAGTTTACATGGACAATACCCATCATTGTTTTTCAACGCGGCTCGTATTTTTTCTTCGTGTTCCTTGTCTTGTGTAACAAATATTTGTAGCATGATTAACCTTTCAATTAGCTTATCTTTTCGGCATATTGATTTTGTGATGCTAGTTTTATACCCAACACATTGTCAATATGGCTTTTATCGTTTGGGATATATCTCCCATATTTAATTATTATATTCTTAAATTGTCTCAGCTTTTCTATACACGGCTCTATCTCATCTTTGTTAAAACCAGTATAAATAACTATATCATCTTCGCTAAAATCCCTAAACTCAACAATAAAACTATAAATTTCAGCAAACTGTTCAAACGGTTCAAGCCCACCAAACACAACTGCTTTATGGAATATGCTTTGTTTATATATGTCAATAAGCTCTTTATTTGTAAACTCCCTCACTGGCGATTTAGCCAGTGAGGAGTTTTGACACACAGATATATCAAGATTTTGCCCGATACAGCATTTCCAATTACAAAAACAAGTTGATATAAACATTGATGGTTTTTTATAGTTTACAAAATCATCTACAACTACACTTTTTGTTCTCATTACAGTTCACTCATTCTTTCGATACTGAGCCAGTCTCTCATTTTGAACTCTGACTTTCTTTCTTTGCTATATGTTTTTTCAGGTGTTAAGAACCCAACAATTCTCTGATATGTTGTAACCTTTTCTCCGCCGCACGTCGGACATGTATCACCATAGAACCCATGATTATGTTCACATGCACTAATTCGTGTACAAAAAGCAAAATATACAACGCCAGCATCTGCTATTTTATTCAAAAGCTCCCAAGCAGTATCAAAATTTTCCATAGGAGAATCAAGATTTATATGAGCGATACTACCACCAGAACACGCTTTATCCATTATAGCGCTCAATTTTACTTTCTCGCTTATTGTAGTCTTAACGCCAAGAGGAATCCATTGATTGCCGTATAGAGGAAGCTCATATTTTTCATCTGGGAAGAAAAGTTTATCTTTTTCCATAAGAACAGCGGCGGCTCTTTCTGCTGGTACCTGTTCGATGTTGATTGAGTAATCTGTGTTTTTGGCAAACTCGTCTTTTACTTCTGTTATTGTTTTAAGAATCTCTTTTGCGAACTCAATTCCATCTTCTGAATAATATGTGTATCCAAGAGAGTCGGTTTCTGTCATACCATAATGAGACAATACTTCGTAAATTCCAATAATACCAATTGTGGAATACTGAGAACTCATATTGATTAACTTATATGTATAGTTAGGCAACAGTCCTTTTTCAATATTACGCTTAATAATATCTCTTATAATATCAAGAGTTTTACAACAAAGCAGAGTTTCTTCTTTAAGGGATTCAATATATCGTTCTTTAGTGGTACTTTCATATGCAATTCGAGCAAGATTTATTGTGTTTACTTTCACAGAACCAACTTCGAGGGCCGTTCCGCCGATTGAATTGAAATCAGTAATCCTTATATTTCTATAAGGGCTGGACTATCTCTTATACGAGTCCTACTCGCATATCCCCATTTCCACTTGCGTATCAATAGCAAGCGTACTTCTGTTAGCCAGAATAGTCTCTACGGGTTGTGAGCATTTTGAACCTTTATGTTTACGAATAGGATAGCTTATTTTTGAATTATAGTGGTTCCTACCAGTATTTATAGCTTTTATTGTACTAACATTAAATTCAAAATATTCTGCTATCTGATTCATCGTACACTGTGAATTTTTAAGTAACCAAATTATATCTTCCAATTGTGATACGCTTAAATTATATGGACATTGTTTTCTTATAGGATATATTTCATATGTTCTCCTGTGGGTTATTCCAAAGTTTATATTATGAATTATTGTCTGTCTTATTGGCGGATTAAACAGTTTACCTATTTCTGGCTCTGTCAACTTTCCACGCTTTAATTCGTAAATAACCCTATCAACCTGATGTTCTTTTATAATGCACTTATGGTGGTTTTCACCATATCTATGCGGAGGTTCCTCTCCACCATGTGCGATGTTGTATCCATTTGGAGACAAACTATTATATTGGACTATCAATTCTTGCTCTCTCTTGTTGTAGTCGTCCGTCCACTCTAATATATCAAGAGAAAAATTTTCTTCCCCGTATTTTAAAATTGCGTAATACAACGCTTGTGAAGAAGTAAAATCACCATTTCTAGCCCTTGACTTATGCGATATAAACCTATGATACGGATTTATAGATTGTCCTATATAACATTTCCCATTTATATTATTGGTTATCTTATAAATTGCTTTAATCAAAATACTAACCTTCCCACGGGATTGGCGTATCAATTTCTTGACTTAGCTTTCCCCGTTAGCCACAATTTGTGACCCCAACGATTATTGGTAAAGGGATAATAGGGCGTTTCAGTTCACCCGAGATTTTTAATATCAGAGACGAGACGACAGTTATGTGTTATCACGCCGTTTGGAAGTGTGAAATATGGCTCATAATCGCTATCCATTTCAAAGCAATATACATACTCATCATTGTATTCAACAGGTTCTATGCTCTTAACTTTGAAATAAACCGAATTATTCTTCCACTTATAGATGTCTCTTTGCTTTCTTTTATAGGTTTCGTACCATCTAATACAATACACAGGATAGTTTCTATTGAACTTTTGGCCTCTAATTTCAACAACTTCTTCTCCTGTTCTATCAGATACATCAATAATCGTGTTTATACCAAGAGATGTAAATATCGCCTCTACGCATTCGATAAGGTTTTTTGATGTGCTATAAATTCTATTATTATTTCCACCATCAGTCAAATAATATCCATCTATAATACCTTTTCTAAAGTTTACAGACTGCAACAAACAATCCATATTCATAGATTTTTCAAAGGAGTATTTACCAATAACAAATCTTCTTATAAATTCAGATACAGCATTACTAGATATATACACAGGATACACATTATTATGTGGTGTGTGAAGTTTTACACGAGCATCCCCGTCTATTTTTGACACAGCCTTATTAAGAATCTTGATGGACTTTTCATACTTTTCTTGATTAATAGACAGGGTTGTGGCGGTTGTATTATTTGGACTATCTTCTTTGTCCATACTTCCGTCACCAAGATACATACCGATTAAGAATCCTTGTTCATATGTAAGCTCATCGTCAACCTCATGTATCGAGTTTAGCGGCTTTGTATTGAACATTATATAATCATCTGTTGTAAGTTCAGATGTTGGTTTATCTCCGTCGATTGTTGGAGTGATATGATTGTCAGTCATAATAAGCTCTTTATTATTGGCTGTTACAACTTTATACATATCTCTTTTATTCAGCCTTATTGTACGTCCCTGCACCCAATTGCCATTATGGAATATCGTAAAATTTCTTTTTGTTTCTCTATACGGCGACTCATAAAGCTCTTTAAATGTTGATAAGATAGCACCATTGCTTGACTTTGTAAGAACCTTTTGGTTGCCACTAAAACAGCAGTTACTCAAGCTAGTAACATCTTCGCTAATAAAAAAGTTGCTATCGGCCCATTTCATATTATGGTTACAACACCACTTAGCGAAATCTTCATCTACAAACTTTCCGTTTTTTCTAAGTAATGAATATGTCAAAACAGGGAATGTCATCATATTCTTAGACCTAATATCGCTGACAACTTTCATAAATGCTTTTTCATATTCTATAAACTCGTCAGTATACATTACCATAGGGGTTCCATCTGGGAACTCTTTGCCGCCAAAGATTGCTTCAAAATACGGTTTGTCGAAAATTGAGAAGTTTGTAAAAGCACTCTGATTTACTCTTAGGTATGGCTGATTTAGTTTGTATACAATCCTCTGGAACTCTTGGTCGCGATAATATTCTGGATTATTTATAATAAAGTTTGTCTCACAGTCTTTTTTCCAGAAGTAGAATGAATATACAAGAAAGCTAGGAAGCCCACAAGCACCTGATGTTCTATTGGAGTTCCAGCTTACAAACTCACCAACAAAATCTGTATATGTAGTGAGATGTTTCGGCGGCTGAGCATTGAAGTTGTCTACAAAAAATAATCCTTTTGTAACAAGACTTTCAAGGTCATAAGCATAACAATAAGGGATGAATGTTGAACTCGCCGCATCGTGAAGATAATAATGGCCAACCCATTCTTCTTCAAGCCACTTATCAGCAGTTGCCTTGCCATACTTCTTTTTGAACTCATAGTAAATCTTGTTAAAAGCAAGTAATTTAGAATGCGGCTTACTCATTTCAACTGTTAAAGAACAAATATCCTTTGTGCCAACATTGGCATTACCATCAATACTCGCATCTGCGACAGTCTTTTTATCAATAAAGTTGTCTATAAATGAATTATAGCTCAACTGACAGTCTGAAAATCCATTTAACTGCTTTAGTTCCTCACCATACTTTTCTGACAATTTATTAAACTCCGCAACAAACTGTCTATCCAACTTAATTGAAAAATCCACTGAACATTACCCCTTCTTATTCGTATTCTTAACCCACTCTAAAGCCTCTGAAAAATTATATATATTCCCATTGACTGAAAGCATGGGCATGCTTTTAAAACCCATCTTAATCATTTCTTCTTCATCTGAAAACGTAGTATATTCAATCCCGTACATATTTAGAAACTTTTCCAATATCATACATTGCGGACAATGATTTGAGTATAGAATTATATCCATAAAATCTCCATTTTGTGTTTGTATTTATTCGTCACCATAGGCGATAACATTGTTTACAGCGTAAGAACGTGTCTTATCTACACACAAATTATATACCATTTCAACAACATCATACGAAGCGCTTATACTTACTATTTCACTATAACTATTTACATCGTCGTCTTTCATATTCGCCAACAGAATGTGGTGGTCAAACGTAATGTTTTTAGCTTCTAACCATCCAGATTCAAAAGTAAGAAATTTATGTTCTGGTGTACACGTTACAGATTCATCAATATTTTTTATTGTAAAAGTAAGCAAGTCACCACTGTGTATATGGCTATTAACTTTATTTACCATGTTATAAGTCAAATCATGTGAAAGAACCATATCACCGACTTTTATATCTTCAATATTTACAATTCCACGATTCGTTATAACTTTGTGTCCGGCCATGAAACAATCAAAATTATCTATCATCTTCACCACCTTATTGCTTGTCAACCCAAGCCAACGCCGCATGATAATTATACAAAGTACCATCAACGCTCAATACATATGAACTATCAGCGGCTGGAACTTCTGTGTACTCCACATGTTTAATGTCAAGAAATGCTTTTATATCCTTGTACATCAAAGAATCATCGTTATACAATATTACCATCTGTACTACCAAACCCTCCATCTCTAATTCCGTTAGAAGAATCATCAGCGGTAGTAAAATAGTTTAGGAAAATACCTTGACAGAATCCTTTACCAGCTTCAACAGTTAGAGTTTTATTTGTTCTACTGTCATTGATTAGAGTAGCCATAATATGCCCTTCGTTTGAAGAATAATAATAATCGCTGTCCACTATACCTGTTGTGTTGTTTAATTGAAGTCGGTTTTTAGTACCGAGTCCACTTCTTGGGAAAATAAACAACACCATGTTCTCTGGCATATAACATCTAATTCCAGTTGGAATTTTGATTTCTTTACCGGGTTCTAGTGTAAATGTAAATGGTGCTTTGAAATCATATCCAGCAGAACCTTTTGTAGCTCGTTGAGGAATTGAAAGTGATTCATAAGATGATTTAATAAATTCATCCTTGTATTCAGTGTCTATGATTTTTGACATAGCATCATAGAACTGTTCATAGCTTACTTTTTCAAATCTAGGATACATTTAAACGCTCCAATCGAATTATTTGTCAAAATATAATCTATCTATATTACCGCAGTCTGAACAAGTAACAATTACACAATTTTCTTCAGCGTCATATTCTAACTCATACTTGTTTGAATCGCACATGTTACAATAAATATCAATATCAAATGTGCCATTATCAAACTCCATTGTTTTCGCTCCTTTCGTGTGAAGTAAGGCTATTATACCACATTCTGAACTAAAAGTCAATACCCTATCTGTAAACAATATATGTACTAATTGTAAATAATTTATGAACATAATAATATTTATCTAGTATTTCTTGCTATGATTGTATTATAACATATATGGATTTATTTGTCAATACCCTATTTTTAAATTAAATAAATATACACGAGTAATTAATAATAGATATACACGTGTATAGTTATAAACAACTGTATATCTATACACGTATATATATAAAAAAATATATTTTTATTTTTATATTTATAAGCGTATAGATATTTATACGTGTATAGATTAACACGTGTATATATTATTACTTGTTTATAGATATTAACACGTGTATAGATATACACGTGTTAATATTAATACTCGTCTATATCTATACACGTGTATATAAAAAAAATAATTTATTTTTAATATTTAATATTTTATAGATATTAACACCTGTATAGATATACACGTGTATATATTAATAATAATTATATACGTGTATAATTATTATATTATAATATATTAATATAATTATATAAATATACAGGGGGGGGGTGTTGACATTTGGATTCGGATGTGTTATAATACGTTCAGAGCAAGAGAGATACAATGAATTGTGAATAAATATTAACAAATTGTTCACGGAAAGTTCACAAATAGGGTGTTGACAAACGGGAAGAAGTGTGGTATAATAGTTTCACAGTCAAAACGCTTGACATATAAAAACGACTAAAACAAGGAGACAAAACGAATGGCAGTAGAGTACATTGTTAATTCCGAAAAGCGGACTGTTGTCGCCATCCTAAAGGGCACAGAGCTTGATGCTCATAAAGCTATTGTCCGGCAGGTTGGAGAAGCAGATGAAAGTTTTTTCGGATTTAACAGCAACTGGACGACGCTGATTCCCGATTGTTTCGTGGGAAAAGCAAAGTGTGACCCTCGTGATGAATTTTCTATTGACGAGGGCAAGAAGATAGCGAAAGCGCGTTGTATGGAAAAATACTATCGAGCAAAAGATTCAGCTATCAAACAGTGGTACAAGAACGCATGTGTAAAAATGAAACGTGTCGAAAGACTTGTAAAGGAGATTGATACCGCAAGATTATTCTCTCAAAGACGTAAGGAAGCAGAGGCGATTGAGAAATATAAGTCAGCAGTATCCGCGCTTGAAGAAGCGCAAGAGGAACTTAATAAGTTTTTGAGTAAGTAATTTATTTTATAATACGAGGTAATAATAATGGCAGTAGGATTTAGTTTTCAAAAAGCAAAACGAGAAAAAATTTGGGTAAAAGTTCTTCTTAATGGCCCATCTGGTAGCGGTAAAACGTATACAGCTTTGAAATTGGCAACAGGTATGTTTACCAAGGCTGGTGGAGCGGGAATTGCGGCAATCGACACAGAGAACGGACGTATTCGTTATTACGCTAACGAATTTGATTTCTTCGACTTACAGTTATCGGAGCCTTATACATCAGAATCTTATATTGAGGCAATTAGTGCGGCAGTTGATAATGGTTTCAAAATTCTTATCATCGACAGTCTTAGCCATGAATGGAAGTGGCTGAATGAGGTACATGATAAGATGCCTGGCAACTCATTCACTAATTGGGGAAAGTTAAAGCCAAGACATGCGGCGCTGATGGAAAAGATTCTTCAGTCTCCAATTCATATCATTGCTACTTCTCGTGGTAAAGATGATTATGTAATGGAAGATAAGAATGGTAAGCAAATTCCAAAAAAGGTTGGAGTTGGTTCACAGCAGGAAAAGGATATTGAATACAACTACACCGCGACTTTCAACATCGACCAAGAAACTCATGTCGCTACTGTGGCAAAAGACAACACCCACATTTTTGAGGGCAGATATGATGTACTTAATGAAAAAGACGGAGAAAGATTAATTGATTGGGCTAACACTGGCGAGGGAGAAATGCCAAAAGAACCCGTAAAGGCACCAACTCCTGTTGAAACTCCAAAATCAGATATTGATTCGGCCCTTAGAGAAATTAACTCAATCTTTGCGAATAAAATTGAAGCTGGTGTAGATAAGGAACTCCTGTACGCTATTGTTTCTAAGCACCATACAAGTAAGAACTTTACATCAATAAAAGATGTTGATGTGGCAAATACGATTATTAATGAACTGAAAGAGGTTAAATAATTTATGAGTCTGCAGATTAAAGATAGTTACGCAACAATTTTCGAGCCGGAAGTCCATGAAAAGTTTGTAGCATGTAATTTGAGTACAGGTAGAAAGCTCAAAGAAGTAGACGATTACGGACGTCCTAAGTATGCTAATTCTTCTTGGAGAGCCACTTTTGTTGGAAACGCTCTTGCTGGTGCTAAAGCGTTGAAGGAAAAAGACAGAATCAAAATTGTTTCTGGTACTATCACACATGAAAAAAGTGATAAGACTGATGCTAATGGTAACGCGAGATATTTCTACAACGTAACCGTATTTGATTTTGAAACTGTGGCAAGCGCTACTGCGGCGGCATCAAAACCGACAGATGATAATTTGGACAGTGAACAGCCTGATTTGCCGTTCTAAGATGTATTAATAATATATGGCCGAGAGGTTTAACAGCTTCTCGGCCTCCTTAAAAGGAGTGATTAAATGATTCTACTTGAACAAGAAATAAGACATGATATTATAGATGATATGGTTTGGTCGTTTTCAAGACTAAATGGGTTTTACACATGTAAGAGAGCGTGGTATTACACATATATAATGAAAAGGAGTGAACGAGAGAACTTTTTTTCACAGTATGGTACATTTGCTCATTCAGTATTTGAAAAATATAATAAAGGAGAGCTTGAAATATATGAACTAGCAAGTTATTATAACGACAACTATTACTCAAATGTAACTGAAGAAGCCCCACCAAATAAATATGTTGATTTAAATGAATCATATTTCAATAAAGGATACGATTATTTTGTAAATATTAAAGATAATCCCGATGAAGAAATAATTGGGGCAGAAGTAAAGTTTGAATTTACAATCGACGTTATGGATAAACCTAGAAAGTTTATTGGATATATTGATAAAGTATCAAGAGATAAGAATGGGTTCATAGTTACTGATTATAAATCTAAGGGCAAATTCAAAAACAAAGAAGAATTACACGATTACACGAGGCAGTTATACATCTATGCGATAGCATTGAAAGAAATGTATGGAGAGTACCCTTATAAACTTGTTTTTGAGCAATTCAAAGAGAATATAACACAAGAAATATGTTTCAATGAAAAAGATTTAGAGGAAACATATGATTGGATTAGAAATACAATAAGACTTATATATGACGAAATAGATTTTCCAAAAACACAAAACGACTTCTTTTGTTCGTATTTGTGTTCAGCGAGAGATACATGTATTACTGATACAATTTGACATTTTTCAACCTTTGTGATATAATAAGGACGGATGAAGTATGATAAGCAGAGAGAAAATAGAACAAGCAAAGGAAATGTTAGGCACAACCGCGTTTGAACTAATGGCCGACGAGATTCCTCTTGAAGATGTCGATAAAGAAAAATTGGTGTGTAAATCGCCGTTCAAACAGGAAAGAACAGCATCGGCTCATTGGTTCAAAGAGGGAAATTGTCTAAAATGTTTCGCTACTGGATTAACTATGGATTACATAGATTTCAGTATGAAGTATAAAAATAAATCATTTTTAGAAGCAGTTGAAGAATTATTTATGGTCGCCGGTATGAAATATGACCCAAGTGACTTTGAATTTGACGAAGAAGATAAAGATGTTTTCAAAGACTTTAAATGCTCTAAAGATGAAGTAAATACCGACAGAAGTATTGCCGAAAAATATCTAAAATCAAGAGGAATATCAGAAAGTACATTAGACCTTTGTAACGTAAAACAGGATTCTCATGGTAATATCGCTTATCAGTTTTATAATACGACAGGTAAACTTATACAGACTAAATATAGGGTATCTAGCGCACACAGAAACTCTGATAAAGGCGCAAAATGGTTCTGGCAACAAAACGCTGGCGTATGTGCTTTGCTGTATGGTGTAAATAGGATAAACTACGATACACCGCTTGTTATAGTCGAGGGTTTAAATGATAGACTTGCTTGTGTAGAAGCAGGATATATAAATACAGTTTCAATTCCAGGTGGTGCGGGAGATAAAAACTGGATTGACTTCAATTTTGATGTTCTTGAAAAATGTAAAGAAATAATACTTTGGTTTGATGATGATAAAGCCGGACAAGACGCAATAAAAGAGTGCGTACAAAGGCTTGGGGTTTATAGAACAAAAGTAGTACCAAAAAATGATGTAGTACAGGCAGAAGTAGAGGCTTACTTTAGAAAAGTAGTAAAAAATATAGATTTAGAAGAAAATAAAGACTATAAAAAAGTAGATGCCAATAATGTGCTTGTAGCATGTGGTCCATCGGCGGTCATTGACATGATTGCCAGTGCTAAACTTGAGGATAACCCACAAGTTAAACGTTTGATGGACGTTGAAGAAGTACAACTACAAGATATGCCAAGAATATCAAGTGGATTTTCTGCTATGGATAGAGTATTTTCTGGAAGTTTTGAAAACTCACTTACAATATTGACGGGTAAATCTGGTAATGGTAAATCAAGTATTCTTAACACAATGTTTGTTGCCGCTCCATTAGAAGCAGGAGAAAAGGTGTTCATATATAGTGGTGAAATACCAAGCGGTATTCTTCTCGGAAATGTGATTAAGCCGTTGGCATCTAGCAGACATATAGTGGAGTTTGACAACAGTAACGAAGGACGTCCAAATGGATATGCCGTATCAAAACAAGCTGCTAAAGCAATTAAAGAGTTTTATAGAGACTCTGTATATGTGTATAACGACAATAATGAATTTGACACAAACTCGAAGTCAATCTTACAAGCAATGGAGTATTCTTACAAACGATATGGTGTAAAGAACTTCATTGTTGACTCTCTCCTGACTGTTGATTGTTCGCAGGAATATGGTGATGATAAATACGAAAAGCAGAAGAATTTCGTAATAAATCTAAAAACATTTACAAATAATTTTCCCGTTAGAGTTGCTTTAGTTGCCCATAGTAGAAAACTTGCCGCTGGCGTAAAGGAAATTGGTGGAGACGATATTGCTGGTTCAAGTGATATTCTTAAATGTTGTAATAGAGCTTTTAGTGTCGAAATTCTGTGGGACGACCCAGATGGGTATAATACATTAATAAGATGTATCAAAGACAGAGAAACAGGACTTATTGATAAAGAAGTTAAACTGTATTTCGACAAAAAGAGTTATAGGGTGTATTCAGATTCCAAAGAACATGATTATTCTTATAAATGGGAACGAAAAAGTACAATCACATATCCAGAGGATGTTAGGAGTAGACTGGTGAGCAATATAAAGTATCCAGATAAGACGGTAGAAGTGCTTGGAGAAATTAAAAAATGATGAAAGATATCTTTATATATCACCTACATAGCGATTATAGTAGCTGTACAACGAATATTGACTCTGTAACTAAAATAGAAATGTATGTTGACATGGCGAAAAAGTGTGGAATGTCGGCTCTGGCGTTTAGCGAACATGGCAATATACTTAATTGGGCAACTAAAAAGTCTTTGATTGAAGCCGCTGGCATGAAATATGTTCATGCCATTGAGCTTTATATGACAGAAAACAAAGATAATAAGGTTCGAGATAACTACCATATGATAGCAATTGCCAAGAATTGGGACGGCGTTAAAGAAATAAATCGTATGGTTACAATATCCAATAATAGAAAAGATGGCCATTTTTATTACTCTCCAAGAATTACGCTTGATGAAATGGAGTCGTTGAGTGAAAATATAATCTTGACAAGCGCCTGTTTAGGTGGCCCATTAAATGATGGAACCGATGAAGTAAAACAAAGAGTAATAGAATATTTCACAAAACATAGAGATAGATGCTTTTTTGAAATTCAACACCATTGTGTAGACGAACAGTGTAGATATAATTTGTATCTACAAGATTTATCGCATAAGACTGGCGTAAGACTGATTGCTGGAACTGATACACATTCACTCAATGAAAAACTGGCAAAAGCAAGAGTTATTTTACAAAAGTCTAAAAAGGTTTATTTCGAGGGTGAAGATGGTTGGGATTTAACCTTTAAAACATATGATGAACTTGTGGAGGCATATAGGAAACAGGGCGTATTAGATGAAGAAATAGTAAAAGAAGCAATAGCGAACACATGTGTTGTCAGAGATAGTGTTGAGGAGTTCGCGTTGGATACTTCGCCCAAATATCCAAAATTATATAAAGATTCTGAAAAAGCCTTTAAAGAAACTGTTTATAAGGCAGTTGAAACACATCCATATGCTCTTAAAAATCATTCAAAAGAGGAACTTTTGAAAAGGGTGGATGCCGAGCTTGAAGTCTATCATAAGACAAACATGGAAGATTTTATGTTGTTCCAAACATATGTTAGAAACTGGGAACATGAAAATGGAGTGTTTGTTGGTCCGGGACGAGGTTCTGTTTCTGGAAGTATGATAGCGTATCTTCTTGGGATAACCGAAATGGACAGCATCAAATTCAATCTGAATTTCTTTAGATTTGCTAACCCAGATAGACAAAGCAACGCTGATATAGATTCGGACTATTATGACCCCGACAGAGCAAAAACAAGAAATTTTTTATTGACAAATGACTTGATTAAATCATCAGAGATTGCCGCCTTTGGTACAGTGGCTGTTCGTGGTGCTATTGATTATGTATGTAAAGCTCTTGGTTATTCTTTGGACGACGCTAGAGATATCAAAAAGAGACTTTCTATAAATGATAAAAAAGAAGAATTTGCTGACGATAAACTAAAAAAAGATTATCCAGATATATTTGAATACGTTGACTTGATAGCTGGAACGATTGTATCAGTTGGTACGCATCCCGCTGGCGTACTTTGCGCAACAAGAAACATAGAAGAAGAAATAGGATTGTTTACCCTTTCTACAACTGACCACCCCGTTTCATCTTTGGATATGTATGGGCTTGATGCTGGCTGGTGGACGAAGCTGGACTGTTTGGGTTTGGATAACGTGGGTATTATAAATGAGACATGTAAGTTGGCTGGAATAGAAAGAATCAATCCCGACAATATAGACTTGGATGATTGGGCTGTATGGAAAGATATTAGAGACGATAATTCTTGTATATTCCAATATGAATCAGATTTTGGTGGGCAGTTGTTGCGTCAATTATTTTCTGACGAAACAATAAAAATTATAAAAGAAAAAATGCCATCCATTTCGTATTTGAAGCTGTTTAGTTTTGGAAACGCACTAATTCGTCCATGTGGAGCATCTATCAGAGAAAACGCATCCGCAGGAATTTTTAATGAGACTGGCGTTGAGGCGATAGATAGATTATTGGCACCAGAACTTGGTTATTGTATCATTCAAGAAGATATTATGAAATTCTTGATGAGGTTTTGCGGATACAATCTTAACATGGCTGATAAAGCGAGAAAAGCGATAGCAAAGAAAAAGGGCACTGAGCAGTTACTTCCAGAAATCAGAAATGGTTTCATAAAAACATCGAAAGACAAATATCATCTTACTGATAGTGATTGTCAGAGAATCATAGAACCAATACTACAATGTATCTTAGATGCCACTCGTTATGCGTTCTCTTGGAACCATTCTGATAGTTACTCTTTCATAGGTTACGCTTGTGGGTGGCTTAGGCATTATTATCCACTAGAGTTTATAGCAACATGTTTTAACGTGTGGTCAGATAAAGAAGATAAAACCAAAGTAGTATATGAGATGGCAAAACGTCGTGGAGTAAGGATATTTCAGCCGCAATTTAGACATTCTCGTTCAAACTATTATATGGATAAAGAACATTTTGCCATATATAAAGGAATAGCATCTATTAAATATCTTAGTCCAGACACAGCAGAATATTTGTTTGGATTAAGAAACGAGAAGTATGATGGATTCATAGATTTATTGGCTTCACTTGATAGTAGGTATATAAACTCTAGGCAAATAGAAATACTTATCAAACTTGATTTCTTCAAAGAGTTTGGAAATTCCAGATATTTATTAAACGTATACAGATTCTATGAGCAATTTGGAAAATCAAAAATGATTGGAAAATATAAGTTTGATGGTGCTGATGTGTTCGAGGGAATCTTCAAAAGACACAGCCGTGAAACAGCTAAAAAGTATGTTGACTTAGATATGAAAGCAATACTAAAAGAGGTTGAAGAATATCTACAAGTCATACACAACAGTGATTTTTCTATCATTGAAAAAATCGTGTGGCAACAAGAATATGTTGGATATATCGACTTCAGAACGAATGAAGAAGCCGATAGAACTAAACTATTGCTCTTAGATGTTAGGCAATTGAACAGCAAAAAGACTGGTAAAGTTTGGGCATATTCATTTGAAACATTATCTATCGGGACTGGAAAGAAAGCAGAGATTCTTGTTTATCCAAACGTTTACGAATCCTGTCGTGTCGTGAAAAATAATGTTATAAAAGTAAACCCACGTTCGTTGTCTGTAAAGGAATATAATGGCAGAAAAAGTTGGTATCTCAATAAATATGAACAAATAATCATGTAATCGTTGGATATGTCTCCCGCTTGACAAATCATTCGTTCTATGGTATAATAGTAGCAAGGTGAGAACGGGAGACATATATGTATAGTAATGACCAACTCTGTTTCAGTTGCGCTAAAGCGTGTGGAAACTGCTCTTGGAGTTCACAACTTATTCCAGTCGATGGATGGATAGCTGAAAATACAGTTTTACCAAACGGGATTGAAAGTTTTGCCATCTCTAAGTGTCCAGAATACGAATTTGATGGATTATGTACCAGATGTATACATTTTGACGACAAATTCACAAATCCGAAGATGTGGTATATGGTTTGTAAAAGGAATGTTAAAGGGAATGGTAACGGAGACTGTATGGGTTATAGAAATAAGTATACGACTTTAAAAGATTGATTTTAAGGACGAGGTAAAAATATGCTTTATATGGGCGGTAAGCAATTGATAAGTTCACGAATTTCTGAAGTAATTAACCACGAAATTAGTGGAATTGGTGGGGCAACATTCGTCAGCTTATTTTGCGGAGCATGTTCAATTGAGAGCAAAATAAAAGCAGATATAAAAATATTAAATGATAAACATGAATATCTTATAGAAATGTTTAAAGCGCTACAAAATGGTTATGAATTACCAGATGAAATTACAGAAGAACAATACGAATACATTAGAAACAATTTGGACGAAGATAAGGCGCTGTCTGGTTTTGTTGGATTTGCTTGCTCCTTCGGTGGAAAGTGGTTTGGCGGATACGCACGAGACAATAAAAAGCATAGGAACTATGCTTCAACAGGTAAGCGTGGACTTATAAAAAATATGGCTGGTTTACAAAACGCCACATTTATAAGTATGGATTATAGGGATGTCATTATCCCAAACGGGAGTGTAGTATATGCCGACCCACCGTATGCCAATACAACCGCATATGGGAGTAAGTTCAAGATTGATTATGATGATTTCTGGGATTACATGAGAGAAATCAGTAAAAATAACATCGTATTTATTAGCGAAGAACACGCACCAGATGATTTTGAGTGTGTATGGCAAAAAGAAGTTGTTAGAACTCTAGATAAGAACTTACAAAATCGTCCCAAAAAGATAGAAAAGCTATTTAAGTACAGGAACGCCTGAGTATATGAGGTAGTTATGACAAAGTATTTTGTTACTGGCGACTGTCATGGGCAGTATGACAAAATAAAGTTTTTCATTTCACAGCAAAATCCAGATGATGAACTTTATATATTTATACTTGGTGATGTTGGTTTGAACTGGCATCTAAGATATGGATTAGACGACGATAAAAAGAAATATCTTTCAAAGCTCAATGCTAAAATTGTTTGTTTGCGTGGAAACCATGACGCAAACCATGAGAATCTCACAGACATATATACCGTCAAAAAGATGTGGGGCGGCGATATGTATTGTGAGGAAAAATATCCGAACATCTTCTTTGTAAAAGATGGAGAGATATATACAATCAATGACAAAAAGATATTCTGTTGTGGTGGAGCATATTCAGTAGATAAATTTTATCGTTTGAGACACCGTTATATATGGTTCGAGGACGAGCAACCAACGGATAGCAACAAGAAAAATGCGTATCTTAATCTACAAAACAATGATTATAAAGTAGATATTGTTTTAACGCATACATGTCCATATTTTGCTATACCAGAGCATACTTTTCTTCCAGGAATTGACCAAAATACAGTGGATAAATCGACGGAAATTTGGTTTGAATCATTATGTGATGATGGACTTCAATTCAAAAAATGGTATTGTGGGCATTACCATATTGACGAAGAACACAGGGGTATAGAGTTTTTGTATCATAGTTTCTTGCCTCTTGATATTTAGGTGATAATATTATGTTGTTAGTTTGTTTTGGTATATGTTTTGTGTTGTTCGCTTATGTGGCTTTCAAGTTTTTCGATATTATAACGGATTATAAACACTAAATAATTTCGTGTTCCTAGTTGACATACTATATGATTTGTGTTATAATATATATAATACATTATTATATAGGGGGCGCGTCTGGTATGAAAATCGTAGAAAAGAAAATGAATTTGTTTGATACACCCAATCGTTTTATGCTTGCTCACTGTGTAAGTGCTGATTTTACTCTTGGTGCTGGTATAGCAAAAGAGTTTGAACGTCGATATCATATCAAGTCGCGCCTCGATGGTTCTAAAACAGAAGTTCCTGCTTGTATGTCTCTTGTGTTAGAGGATAAGAGAATTATCCACAATATTGTAACCAAGAAAAGATATTTTGAGAAACCGACATATATGACGCTCAATGGTGGAATAGAGTTTCTCAAACAAAACTTAGATGTGTTCGACCCCGAATGTTTGTTGCCGTTGGCAATCCCAAAAATTGGATGCGGATTAGACAAACTGGAATGGGATAAAGTTAGAATAATTCTTGAGGAGAACTTCAAGGATACCGACAGAAATATATTGGTTTGTTATCTATGAAATATTTTCTTATGGCATTTTCTGGGATACTCATGTTTGGTTGTATCCTTGTTGGACTAGACAGATATCCAGAAATTTCTCTTGTTATACTGCCAATATATGCCATTGGCTCTGTTTTATACTTTTTAAAAGATAGGAGTGGTTGAGTGGTAACAGAATTTGAGTTGGACGACTATTTTCAGAAAATTGAACAACTGAACGCAAATTCAGATGAAAAATTGGACGAAAATGAACTGGTGAAAATTAAAGTGTTTTTAAAGGCACTTTTTGCGAAAAATCAGCCCGAAAAGCCCAAAAAATGCGCGTTTTTGCCCCAAAAATGGCAAAAATGTCCTAGTTGTGAACACATCATAAAAGTCCAATTTTATTGTCCTTTTTGCGGCCAAAGAGTGCGCGAAAGGCACTTTGAGACGATTTCTGAGCAGTTGACGTTCGGGCCAGTAGATGGATGGGGTGTAAGCTCGTGAACTTTATAGAAACGACAGGGTTCATTGAATATCAGTCAAGATGCGATTGGAAGTACGGAAAGTTTCCATCTTCATACAATGGATGCGGGTGGATTGCTTTTTACAACTTGACGCGACTGATTTTCAATGACAAGGATTTTGTAAAAGTAGCATCTGAAACTTTAAACTCGTTTGAGAAAACAGTTGACATTAAAGGTGTCCTTGGCACTTCTATTTTTGACATGTTACGTCATTTAAAAGAGAAGTATAACTCTAAATATGTGGACTGTAAAATGAGGGTTATGCGGAGATACCGTTCGGCAAATATTCCAAGGTTCGGAATCATTTATTATTTTACTGGACATTCATTCCATTATGTTATGTTTGAAAACAACGGGTTTAATTTTGTTTTCCATAACGTAGAGAGCAAGGTTGAGACTCGCTCTATGGACGAGTTTGAAAAGAAATATATCAAGTGTCCATTTTACATTATGTTTGAACTAAATGAGGTATAATATGACAAAGTATAAAGTTCGTGTAGACACAAAAAGCGACATCACAGGAATCATGGGAGTCATTGATAAATCTGACGGCGATGTGTTCCTACTGAATCAAGCAAATGAAGATGGAACAGAGTTCCGTGTAAACGCAAAAAGTCTGCTTGGTTTTACTCTGGCGTTATGCGAGTGGCCAGAGAAATGGATTAAGTGTGACCCATCTTTGTATGAGCCACTGAAAGATTTTATCATTGATTGATGAAAATTGAAGATGTAAAACTTCCTCGTGGTGAACGTGCTGTACTAACCTACCATATTGGTGGGGAAGTACAGTATGTCATAGTTACCCATATACTTGACACAACTTGGTATTGGCGGTATAATATAGTAGATGGGAAGCTCGTAAAAGATAAGGGCAAAAGTAGAAATCCAAAAGATTTAGAAGGGTGAGCTAATGGAATCTATACTAATATTTTTTGCTGTGCTATTTATTATAGCACTTGTATTGGCATTTTATTTTGGGGTATCGGCGTTTTTCTCTTGGCTCATATGCCTTGCTTGGAACGCCTTCTTTGTACCTGCATTTTCTCCGCTTCCATTTTGGGGAGTAACAATTATACTTTTTATTTTTGAAATTTTTATAGTGCTTATGAGGCGCGAAAGGGATTAAAGTATATGTATCGTTTTGTTGTTGAAATTGAAGAAGATGTTGACGTGGATGATGTTTTGGACAATATCGAAGAAGCACTTGAAGCGTCTGGCGTAGAGACATACACGGTAACTGGTGGAGACGTTGGTTGATATTGGAAACAGTTGGCAAGGATTTTTTGATTCTGAAACTGAGAAAGAGTATTATCAGAATCTTAGAAGATTTTTGTCACAGGAGTACAAAACACAAACAATATATCCACCGCCAGAGGAAATATTTAATGCTTTTAAGATAACACCTTTTGAGAAAATAAAGGTTGTTGTCTTGGGGCAAGACCCTTACCACACGCCAAATACCGCAATGGGTTTGGCGTTTTCTGTGAAACCGCATTGCGTAATACCGCCATCTTTGCGGAATATTTATCAAGAAATTGATAATGAATATGGTGAACATTGTCTAAAGAACGGTGATTTAACACCGTGGGCGCAACAAGGTGTTTTTCTGCTCAATACTACCTTAACGGTAAGACAGGGGAAACCAGCTTCTCACTTTGGTAGAGGTTGGGAAAGATTCACAAACAAAGTGATTTCACTTTTAAATGCCGACAACGTTCCAAAAGTGTTTATGTTATGGGGAAGAAACGCAAAAGATAAGCGGAATCTCATAACAAATGAGCGTCATTTAGTGCTTGAAGCGGCGCATCCAAGTCCGTTTTCGGCTTACAATGGATTTTTTGGATGTAATCATTTTAGGCTAGCAAATCAGTTTTTGCGAGATAACGATATAGACGAGGTAGTTTGGTAATGGATTTTAGCAATACAGATGTTTGGGGTTTTGAACACGCAATTCGTGGAATGAGAAATCCTCTTGAATCACACGTTAAAAGCGATAGCTGGCTTGATACAGACGGAAAAGTTGTTATTGGGGATAATGACTTAGACTTGATGAAGCGTCTTATTTGTGGCGGTTCTGAACATAGAAAATTTATGCGTCAAATTATGGTGAGTGTGGATATAATCGCACCTTTGTATTGGTGGAAGGAATTTGATACCTACAAAATAGGCACAACAGCCAACAGCACTAGCACCATGCATCGCATTATGTCAAAACCAATCACCTTGTCATGTTTTGAATTTGACGATTATAACAATTATTTGGAACTTAGCACCACAAATATCACGCACGGTGGGGAATCGTCGTTCACTATAAATGATGCTTGGACGGATATTTTAAGTGTCTGTAATATGTTAAGGGACAAATATCTTGAAACTAAAGACAAGCGGTATTGGAAAGAATTGATTCGTATTCTTCCAGAATCGTGGATTCAACGTCGTACTGTAACTATGAATTATGAGAATCTTTATTCAATTGTGCGCCAGCGGAAAGGCCACAAGTTAGTTGAATGGGAAAGATTCATCAATTGGGTAAAAATTCTGCCATATGCCAATGATTTGGTGTTTTTAGACTATACATAAAATAACAGTTTTATTTGACAATTCACTGTTTGTTGTGTTATAATATATACAGTGGAAAACGAAAGTGTCTAACAAAAATCACACGCCTGTTGGATTGTGTTACACAAAATTTCTTGTTTTTACTATGGTTTTTAGCATCAAAAATAAGTGGCAAAATTTGACGTAAAAACAGCTCAAAACAGGCAAAATTTACACAAAAACAGCTCGAAAACATCGTTTTTTACACAAAAAAGGTTCGAAAACAGGTGTGTGATTTTAGACACAATTATTACAATTTGGTTACAATATTTTTGGGGATGTGATTACTAAATTTTCTTGTTTGGTGTATCTATTTCCTACTGAGTTGGTAGGAATGCCAGAATATGGCAAAAGTGATGTTTTTGTCACTTGATAAAATCCGCATTTTATTGTAAAATATGAGTATAAATCGTGGGCGGTAACTCTGCCCACATTTTGTTCCCGTGATGGAATTGGCAGACATATGCGGCTAAGAACCGTAGTTTTGTGGGTTCAAATCCCACCGGGAACACCATCTTGTAAATATTCGTAAGCTGAGGGTGTGAACAATGAGCAGAAAATACGGAATGTTCGACATTGATAAAAAATACAACGATTTTTCCTGCGATTATAGTGAGCAGACATGGAGGTTATTGGCTGAAATTTTTGATGGATATATCAAAGATGGGTACAAAATTTGCGTTGATATGGATGGTGAGACAGTAGATATACGTCAATATCATGGACATTTCGGGAATAATTTTGAATCCGCTTTTGCTAAAGACGAAGATGGTGAAGATGGATTTGAATGGTGTTTATATGATTTTCAAATTATTAGCACAAAACCATTCATTTTCATAGCCGATAGAATGAAGTTTATACCATATTTGGAGAGAAAAAGATGAATCTAGTAGTAGGACACAGATATTCTTTTGACCATATCGTAAGAGAATATTGTAAGGCAAATAAGATGGCAATGTCTGATTTGCGTTTTGAGTTTTTCTATAAAGATACATGTTACCCAGAATTTGACGCGAAACCATACGGTTCAATAATAAACGGCAAACAATGCTTTTCAAAAATAACTTCTAGATACGACCGTAGAGGCTTTTGGGCCATCGGCCATCCAAGTCTTATAAGTTTAGAACCTCTTACCATCGGACAAGATGGTATAACCTTTGCTGGTTACTTTGTAAAACGTCATAGCAGAATTAAAAATGCGCCAAAATAATGGCGCAAACTTGTGCCAATAGCATAATCGGATGATGCAACTGCCTTCTAAGCAGTAGAGTGGGGGTTCGAGTCCCTCTTGGCACACCATTTATGGCGGGCTGGCGAAATTGGCAGACGCAAGGGACTTAAAATCCCTTGGTAGAAATACCATACGGGTTCGATTCCCGTGCCCGCTACCATTTTAAGGAGTGATTTATATGTCGGTATTATTTCGTGGTAAAAAAGACGAATATTATGGTTCAGAATTTGCTGTTTTAATAGAGAAGTATAATGATTTAAACAAAATCCTTTTGGATGATGTTGACAAGAAGAATTATGGAGAGTATAATTGTCATTTGGACAAAGATGGAAGCAGATTTGTAGTTACAAAGCCCATAGATAAAGAGAGAAGTATGCCTATATGGTATCTCCATACTGTTCATATAAAGAATAAAGAACCTCTAACGATTTCATGTGACGGACGTGCTTTTGTGATGTATACTGCTCCGTCAAAATCAAAGGGAATTTGACAAAACTGATACATTGTGGTATAATATGGGTATGCATCAGTAGCTCAATTGGTAGGGCACCTGCCCTCCAAGCAGGATATTGCGGGTTCAAGTCCCGTCTGATGCTCCACACTCAACGTAGCACAGCCGTAAAGCATTTGGGGTAGATGCCATCGTCGAACGAGGTTCGAGTCCTCGTGGGGTTGTGTGGTTGTTGAGTAAAGACGAAAAGGATGTTCAAATATTAGGCTTAGTCTTATTCTAAGCCTATTTCTGTTTCGTTGTATAAAAACGAGGAGGGCAAATATAACAAAAGAAATAGGACGGTAATGCGATGAAAGAATTTATTTGCCCTGTATGTGGGTATCATACCCAAGGAACCGAAAGAAATGAAGAAGTTTTAAACGTTATGAATCTCATTGGAGCAGTTGCTGGCGGCCCAGAGTATAAAGCATACTGCGAAAACTGTGGCAACACTTTTCCTATTGTAGACGACATCTATGAGATTGTAGAAATCACAAATGTAGACGGCACAGCGAAAACAGATGAAAGAGCATTGGCAAGAATTGGACGCAAAGTAATTATCGGTGAGCTGGAAGTTGGAAAACGAGCTGTTTTGCCATATGTGCCAGAATATACTAGGTTTTTATATACGTCTACTGTTACTGAAATTGTTTCAACGGCTGATGGATGGTATATCATTGTTACAACACTGAATAGTGTGTATAAATTGAAGTGTGTTGAGACAGTCAAAAATGTTTGACAAGTTCTTGGTTTTGTGATATAATAGATTCATCAAGTCAAGGACGGTAAACATGTATGAATGAACGATTCCTCGATTGTCTGGTAAATGGAGATTGTTTCAAAGTTTTGCCAGACATTGAGGATTGTAGCATTGATTTGATTCTTACTGACCCGCCTTACAATACAACAAATTGTGAGTGGGAGTGCGAAATTGATATTGACGGTTTATTCACACATTACAAAAGGATTATAAAAGATAATGGCACAATAGTCATGTTTGGAAACAATCCTTTCTCCGCAAATGTAATTGTGAGGAACCAAGATATTTATAGGTATAGTTGCGTTTGGGTAAAACCGAACGCAACATCGCCTAACCTAGCTAAAACTCAACCTATGCGTAGGTATGAGGACATCATGGTCTTTTATAAGAAGAAGAACATCTACAATCCTGTAATGTCTGAGGGTAAACCATACGTTTGGAAAAGCAAGCGTAGTGGCGGAGAAGCTACACAAATAGCTTATAAACAGGACAAAGAAATCATAAACACAGGGCAACGTTATCCAACAAATGTGTTTGAGTTTAAACAAGAGAGAGGACTTCATCCAACACAGAAACCAGTGGCATTATTTGAGTATATAATTAAGTTGTACACAAATCCAGAAATGGTTGTATTAGATACATTTATGGGGAGTGGTACAACACCAGTAGCTTGTCTAAATACTAATAGGCATTTTATTGGCATTGAGATGGATAATACTATTTATTCTATCGCTGATAATCGTGTAGCTGAACATGCGAAATTGTTTGACACGGTAGAGTAGATTGTGTTATAATATATGTGGTGAGAAACTTATTGGAGGTCAAAAAATGGATTTAAGACTCGTAGGAGAATGGGACGGTACACCGGAAAAATATGACCGATTCTCTGAAAAACTCTTAGAGCCAGTGTGTCGTGAGTTCTTCAAGGACGATACGTTGGTTGTGCTTTACAACCATCATCTTCCTGAGATGGAAGTCACGGACGAAACGCTCGAAGTGTGTTTCAGGGATTTTATTTCGGCCAATGTGGATGAAAACCGAAACAAGGTGTTTATCGTCAACTGGGGCTGGCATCACAGGAATGATGGAGGCGCTAACATTCGTTCCTACATGGACGCATTGCGTCTGTGTAATAGCGATGCCGTCGCATTCTCTGGAAAGGATTTGAAACCCAACGAGTATGCGTTCAAAAACAAGAACGGTATTACGTTGGCAACATGGAGAATCACAGACAAGGGTTATTCAGTTCTGTATTTTCTGTGGGATGCTTTCCATGTAACTTCAGATTCAGCTGTTTCTGAATGGAAAAAGGAAATTCTTCCGTTCGCCATCAACCAGTTCGCGGCAGGAGTTTTCCTCGAAAAGTATGGTGAAATGGTGTTAGAGGGCAAACAGGATAAACGTCTTGTTGGCAGAACGTTTACTTCAATTTCTGACAAGGCGCGACAGGTTGTTGGAAAAGATGGAGAAAAAGCAGTCATTGAGGAAATGATTGACAAAGCTCCTGTAAAAGAAATTACGTTGTTCTTGAATCAGGTTGCCAACTGTAAGAACACTCAAAACGCACGGCGTAGCAGTAAGGTAATCTTTGTGACAAAAGAGCAGGTAAGAAAGTGGCTTCTGCCTTGGGCAGAAAAGAAGTGGCCGTATTATGTTATGTTCGGCCATCAGTTCTCAATTTCTCACGATATACACATCGCTCTGCGTCCCGATAAGGATGAAGTTCTTATCCAATCTATGCTTGGTGACTTCAAGCGCAAGTTCATCAAGTATGCTCCGATTCTCGACATGTTCAGCACGCAAGAGTTTTTGAGTAACACTGTCCGTTCGCACGACCAGCTTACAAAGTATAGGCCGGTAAAGAGCGGAGAGAAACTATCTAGGTATCTTTCCAGTTTCTTCGATGATAAAGAGTTTGATGTTGAACTTTCAAAGTTCATCCAGAATAAAGAAGTTCATTCTGTCGCTCATATCAGCATCAACCCCATGGACTTTATGACTGCCAGTGTAACAAAACACGATTGGCACTCTTGTCATGCTCTGCATGATGGAGAATACGCTCTTGGAAGTCTGAGTTATATGTTCGACGAGGGAAGTTTGATTGCGTTCATGGCGTCTGACCGTGAATACACATACGACCTCGATGGTAAGGGTAAACCGTTCGCTTGGAATAGTAAATCTTGGCGTCAGATGGTGTATGGTTCTATCAAGGATAACATGTTCATCTTTAGCCGAGAATATCCTCAGCATTATCAGAACGACGCAATTACAACTGAGGTTCGCACGATGCTTGAGCATACTATTGCTGAGTTCTGTGATATTCCGAGCGTTTGGGTGAAGAAGAACAACGGCGCAAAGAACAGCATGGGGACTATCTATACGAATGCTAAGAATGCGAAGCATTACGATGATATCCCGAGAAATCAGACGGTTCTGATTCGTCACAAGATGAATATGGACATTTCTGGGCCTATCGTAATTGGCTCCTGCCCAGCATGTCCGATTTCTGGAAAGCTCCTTACAAATTCCAATAGAGTCGTTTTCGATTCTTCGGTTTTGTAAGACTTAGATAGGAGTTCAATATGAAAATTTTATCTGGCGCAAGCCACCCAGCAGTTTATGTAGACGATACCGTTTTCGATAAGTTGTCGAAATATGCTTTGGCACTTACACAGAGAGCAACTATCGTTTGCGATTGTATCGTGGATGATGTTGCGGGTACAGTTCAAGTTATCGAGGCAAATATTGTCGAACAGACAGTGGATTACCTCAAAAACTCCTCGAAGTATGAGGAAATCAACCAGTATATCGGATACCGTGAGGATAAAAACTACGGTACGATATTTGCTCAGTGTATGATTCGCAATACATTGGGCGCGACACACGATGCTTTTGAAGAAAAGGACTTTACATACTTTGAAAAGTTGTGTGAGGTTACAGACTGGTTATTGGTTGGAGAAATCACAAAACCGTCTGACGGAAGCGAAGCGTCGTTGCATCTTTGGTACATGGATTTGGAAAACAGAATCGCATATGGATATTCTGACCCCGGCATAAAAACCGTAGACGGATTTGACGGGCAATGGAAACGTAGTTCTTATGGTTATTACGACCAGAAAGAAATTGAGTCTGAGGTTAAACGATTTTGTAAAACCAAAACATCGACATACGGCGGCACGACGTACTACGGTACAAGTGGTTATTCGTCGCATAGTTATTCGACTCCGGCAACTCCTCCGGCCAAAAGCAAGCTCAACAAAGACGACCCCGACATTTCCAAAATCGTTTAAGAGAGGGAAATGATATGGGTAAGAAGAATTTTGAAGCATATTATGGCCCCGAAAAGGAAATTTTGAGCATGAAAATGGCGGCTTTTCTGCTCTTGAACGGGTGTAAGCTGAACCATACTCGAAAAGACCTCGTAAAGCCACATCGTTTCATTTACTTCTTCGCCAAAACTCCACAACTTGATATGCTTATGAGCAAATACACCGAATATCGAGACGCACTCGGTGAAATCAAGAACGATACTTTCGAGAAGTATATTCGTGGCGTTGACTTTGGCGTAGAAGAAATGGCCGCAGGAGATAAAGGAGAGCAAAAATGAAAGGTTTTAACTTCGATGGGTATAGGCTCATTGTAGAATGTCGTGAAAGCGACCTCGTTGAATATCTTGGACGTCAGATTCCAAAGATTTATGGCGAAGATAACTGTATTGTAACACAGGACTATATTTTCGCAAAAGGCACAGTTCCCGTTATTCTGTGTGCTCACATGGACACAGTATTCAACAGACCGCCCGAAACTGTTCTGTACGACCCAAAGCAGGAGCTTATTTGGTCGCCAGAGGGTATTGGCGGAGATGATAGGAATGGTATTTATACTATTCTGAAAATCATTTCTGGACGTGAAAAAGATAAACTCCCGTCTGTGCTGTTTACAACACAGGAAGAAAAAGGTTGTATTGGCGCAAGAAAAGCGGCAAAACCTTTAAAAGCAAAGGTTGGAGAAATCAATTTCGCAATCCAAATTGACAGACAGGGTTCTACTGATGCGGTTTTTTATCAGTGTAAGAACCGTGAGTTCATAGACTATATCTGTTCATTTGGATATAAAGAAACTCCGGGTTCTCGGACAGATATCTGTGAGATTTGTCCAGAGTGGGACATTGCTGGCGTGAATTTCTCTTGTGGATACATCCACAATCATACCGATAAAGAGATTGTAAATGTCAAAGATATGTTCCAGACAATCAACATGATTGAGAAAATTCTGGACGACGAGGGAAATAAAAAGCATTTCCCTTTCGTGGTAAAATCTACCACAAGAACAAAAGAAGAAAAGGGCGGCGGCGCAAAAGGTAACGTGTCGAAGCTCCTCACAGACGATGAAGATTTGGACTCGTTTCCCAGCGGTACGTTTCCTGATACTCCTAATACGGATGATGCTCTGCTGATTGCCATGTTTGGAGATAAAAAATAACATCGTTTTTATTTGACAGGTTCCCCGACATTATGATATAATATATATAGTGGATGGGGAAACACAAATTAGTGTCCGTTATATTCACATAAATTTTATTAAACAAGGAGACAAACATCTATGGCAAGAACGATTAAGACGAACAACGACCTCAAGGTGGCTATGATTCTGACTGTCAAGAACGGAGACAAGTATGTTGTCGTGGCAGACGATAACGGCCATCACGACGTTATCAATCTTATGAACGGCAAGTCCAACGGCATCGAAGTTGGTACGGACAAGATTGCCGTGTGCGGCGGCACCAAGGGTAGCCGTGACGTTGTAAAGATTGAGGAGTTTGAGGCTGTTCCCACCCGTAACCGCCTGTCCGAAGCTCTCAAGTACATGACGGGACGTTGCTTCACCGAGTGTCTTTCTACGGTTTGGACGGCAGAGGACCCGCGTCTGACTGCCGCAAAGGCAAAGGCCGCAGAAGCTGAAAAAGCTCTGGCGGCGGCACGCGCAGAAATCGCACGTTATAGCTAATCAAGGCTATAACTGAATCACAAGCTGGGGCGGAGATTCCGCCCCAGCTTCAATTTTTGATAATAACAAAAAGGGGGCGTTCTTATGAACCTCATACTGTTTAGCAGTTTCTTTGGGGATAAAAAGGTACATGATTTCATCATGGAAAAGTCGAAAAATTGTGACCCTAAAATTTGTGTAATTCCATCATTTACAAATTTTTATGGTGTCACATCCACAGGAGAATATCGCGCTCTTGTGAAAATGGGATTCAATCACGACAACATATCTATGTTCGACGTTGGCTATTTATGGGATGAAACAAAAGTTGATTCACTGATGGACAACGATGTTATCATTCTTGGTGGTGGAAATACATTCCTTTTTCAATGGCTATTGCGCACACATGGTATGCTTAATATATTGAATAGGTTTGTGTCTAATGGCGGTATTCTTATCGGCGAAAGCGCTGGCAGTATTATGATGTCTAAAACTGTTGAAATTGCGCGGTTTGCTGACCCAGACATCGTAGGCTCTGGCAATACCAATGGAATTGGCCTTGTGAATTTTAACATGAAGCCGCACTTTGGTTCATGGATTAAGAACCTAGGAGATTTTGTCGATTGGAGTCGCATGCATGACGGAGATTTATATTGCCTATTTGATGGCGGATATATTATTGTTGACGATGGAGCAACAACACCATATGGTGATTATATCCGATTTAACAACGGTAAAGTAAAAGACTTTTGTCTGAGAGGGCACTATGACTACTAAGTATGGCGTAGGCCAAGTCTATGACGGGATGGTTCAAATTGAGTTTATTATGCCTAATGAAGATTGGGCAAATGAACTTTGTCTTGTACTTAATAGATTGTATTTTGGAGATGAACAATTTGCAATCTATATGGAACAAGATAATCCGCTCGAATATTTTTATAATGACGACGGATATGCTGTATGGCCAATCGACTGTTACGACGAAAAAGACGATACAAAAGAATCAGCCATTTCGAGCATAGTAAACGCACTTATGGAGGATGGTTATTTTGGTGAAAGATAAATACTCTTTGGGTTCAAGAGAGAAGTTCGTTGAAGCATTCAAAGCCTCTAAAGACTGGCAGAAGTGTGATGCTATTGCTAATAGAGGGTATATCGAAAAAGACAATATCCTTTATTTCTATCTCAAAGGCAAAGAGCGCACAAAGATAAATTATGAAGAATATTGTATTATGTCACATTTGACAAAACAATCATAAGTGTGATATAATATAAGTATACTAAGAGAAAGGCAGGATTGATGATATTGTATAAGTGGCAGTTGCCCGGCGCATTGCGTAGTGGCATGGTTTTGACTGTAAAAAGTATGGATGAACTTACAAAAGAGTTCGGCAGTTTAGAGGGAGTGCCCGGTGGTTTTACCACACACATGCGCATATATTGTGGACACAAATTTCGTGTAACACCAGAAGTAAAAGATAGAATCGTAAAGACAAACGAATTTATCTCAATTCGTCTTTTCCAAAAAGACGGGTTTTGTTTTTCGGCGGCAATGCTGAAGCCCAATAAAAAAGAGCTGTGTGAACGTGTAGAGGACGCCATTGTTATTAATGGCGCTAGAGATTTTGACAAAGCAATTATTGAAGAAATGCTATCAAAAGTTGACTTTGACATGGCAAGGAAAATGATTGCTCATGGTACATGGGAGAATGCTTCACCAGAGGAAATCCCAATGGACTATGTAAAAAAGATGTTGACGAATTGGGCAATCAACAAGAAATGGCTTTATCTATTAATGGGTCATAATCTGTCAGTTAAGAAAACATTCCAAGTCAACAAAACAGAACGTGAAATGGAAACTTTGATTGATGATTTCGTTAGTGAGTTTCCAGTATATGGTTTTCATGTAAGACAGTTTTCGACTAGGGAAATTCTTGATAACAAGATTCATAGAGTTCCCAGCCTTTACTCTAAGTATTGCGATATATGTCGAACTGGAATGAAAGTATCAAAGTTTTTTTCACAGCTTTTGAACGATGATGCGTTCGATATCGCCTTGTCTAAAATTATGCAGAACACCAAGATTGATGCTGTTATTGAGATTTCCATTGACCCAATGGATTACTTTACAATGGCAATCACAAAGCACAAATGGATATCATGTTTTGATATCGGACAAGGTAGTTTTTCAAACTGCGCGTTTTCTATAATGCAGGACGCCTTTACAGCAATTGCGTTTAAGCACAACGACAAGAAATATGATTATGAACGCAAAATTAAAGGTGGACGTTTTCAATTTCGATGGAATAGTAAACAGTGTCGTAGTGCTGTTTGTTTCGATGAAGCAAGTAAGAGCATTATGGGCTTTAGAGGACAGGGTAGTCCCGATAGCTCATATTATGATGCTGTCGATGCCGTAGCAAAGGAAATTATAGGTGGTACTGATGTTGAGTATACCAAAATCGACAGATATTCAAGCACTTACTATCAAAACAATTCTTGGCACTATACGCCGAAAGAGTCCAGATATGGCCATGTACACGACGATGCTCAACATATTCTTATTCCAAACGACGTTGACAGAGATACTATTGAAATCAAAATGGGAGTGCCTGAGCTTAAAAATCCTTTGAACGGGAGCGTTATACATCGAAGTTCAAAGTTGTGGTGAGAAATATGTCTTATGACGAGTTTAAATTGCTGTTAGACGATATAACATTTAGAGAAACGCACAAGTTCGATGCGTTTCCAATTAGTTCTGACGAATGTGTCTTATATAATATTGATGTTCATACGACTACATTTATTGATGGGGACGAACTATTCGTACCTAAAATTGGTAGATGGATTGATATGGACGGCGCTGAAACAAGAGGCTATGGAGACAAAATAATTGTTGTGACTGATGATTGGTTTTTCGAGTTTTATAAGGCTCGTAAGCGCCCGCCTAAAGATGGCAAAGTGAAAGGTGTTTTTTCGGGACTTGGGGACACGTCTCCTTTTACTGTTGATACATCAGTCATAACAGGAGGACTATCGTCTAGTCCATATCTAACATATATTTCTTCTTCGCGTAGCACAGGAATACTGAACCATGTTGATACAATAACCACAACTGGCACCACTTTAAACGTGCGAATAGATAGCAATGGAAGAATCATATTTGTATAGAAAGGAGAACAAAATGAGAGTATTTTTGACGTCTGATTTACACTTTGGGCACAAAAACATCATCGAATATGAGAAGCGTCCGTTTAGGAATATCGAAGATATGAACGCTGGTATCATCAAAAACTGGAACAAGGTTGTTTCAAATGATGATATGGTATTCTGCCTTGGAGATGTTTCTTTTGGCGGCGCAGAAATGACCAAAAAGTGTGTAAGTCAATTACAGGGAAAGAAAATCCTTATCATGGGCAACCATGACAGAGGACGCTCTATTTCGTGGTGGATGGATAAAGGATTCGACGAAGTGTACCGTTATCCCATCATGTATAATGGATTCCTTATCCTTGGACATGAACCGCCCGATTATATGAGCGACGCTACACCATACTATTTTGCTTATGGACACGTCCATGGTAGTGAAATGTATAAGACGCTTACAAAGAGAAGTGTCTGTGTATGCGTTGAGCGTTGGGGGATGGCCCCGGTGGAGTTGAGCAGAATCGAGGAGCTTTGGAAAGTCTATTACTAAACCCCCGGTTCTGCTTGACAGAACCACATAATAGTGATATAATATAAACATGATAAGGGAGTGATTACTAAATGTTCCAAGATGGAATTTATCAAGGCACATATCTCCCGCATTTTATTTGTGATAAAACCATGGAAATGATTGGCGAAAAGAATCGTCAAATATTTCATTCTAGACACTGTTCTGAAAAAATAGTAGAAAACTATTTGGAACACAAGAATTGTTTTAAACGCAGATATAATTTGACTGACATCGACAAAGAACTGTTGCTTTGCGGCGAAATAGTTCGTGTCGAAGTAAGACAGGGGAGAATAGATAAGGCGGTTCTTAGAGTTCCTTATGGTGATACTAAAAACCTAATCGTTGTTATAGGGTTTAATCATCCAAGATATAGATATCCATGTATTTATGTCATCACAGCATGGGTAAATATAAAACCGGAATACAGTGTATTCAGGAAAAAGGGGAGTTCTAAAGATGGGAAGAAAAGAAGTAAGGGAGTTTGAAAAGTCAAAAGTTGTTCCATATAGAGAGGTTTTGCCGTATTCAGTAGCAAAAGTTGAGTTCGGTGAAAAGGGCAATTTTGTTCGTGTTATCATTCGCGGATTCTCTAGGCAGTCAAACGGAGACTTGTGTATTCTATATTCATGGCCCACCACTCCACGCAAAATCGAAAAGATGTATTCGATTGGTGGAAACATGGATGAAGAAGTGGAAGTTATTGGCGTTTACGCATGAGTGCCGTAAAGCCCCCGACTTTAGCCGTGGGGAGTGTCAAGCATAGAAAAACATGTTTTTATTTGACACATATCACGATGAAGTGATATAATATAGATACTGAGGAACACCAAATAAAACATCGTTTTTATTTGACGGCGTTTGGTTCAGTATGTTATAATAATAACACTGAAACAGGGAAGCAAATCAAAAATAAATTTCTCACCTTTTATGCTAACTTGTTTCAGTGTTTCAAACTCCATAGGATTGACGGCAACTCCACTATACACGATTGAGCATAGCGGACGGGCGAACAATAGCATCGTGAACGCGGTGGATTCTATGGAGTTTTATATGGCAGGTTCGACTAGCGGTCTAGGTCGCCGCCCTCTCAAGGCGGAAACATGTGTTCGAATCACATACCTGTCACCAATATGGCCTCTTGGACAAGGGAAAGTCGTCTATCTCTCCGATAGAAAGCGGTGGTTCGCATACCACCAGAGGTCACCATTTATGGTTGCTTGGACAAGGGAAAGTCGCCCGCTTCTCAGGCGGGAGGCGGTGGCTCGTATGCCACCAGCAATCACCATTTACCCATTACACAAAGTGCACTGTGTAAAACCCTTACCATTCACGCAAGTGGGTCGGCTGTTCGGTGTTTTCCAACTGAGCAGTAGTGGTGGGTTGAGTGAGACTGGAAAACTCACAAGAGGCTTGGTTGTTTGTTTCCGACCCGGCACAAATGTAGAAAGAAACTTGTAGCCCGGAAGTTTGGTGGTGAAGTTCCCCACGTTTTCACAGGGCGTTTGAACACAAACGGCGCAGTCGCTCTGCGCTGGCTACATGGATGCCTTTTGCCAGCGTCTAATAAACGCTGGCTTGGCATGGCCCCGTAGACGAATCGGATAAAGTCACAGCCCTTTCAAGGCTGAATTTGCGGGTTCAATCCCCGCCGGGGTCACCAGTTGGGCATAATTTTTCCTCTTAATTTTCCCCTTGGCTTTGGGGCGGGAATACTCGCCCCATTGTGTTGGTGTAGCGCATAGGAAGCGCACTCACTATTAACGCGAGTTGACTGGGTTCGAGTCCCGGCACTGACACCATTATGAAAATTTTACAAATTCGTTAAAGGAGAGCAATAATTATGGTACTGAAAGAAGCATTTCACGCACAGAACGTACTTACCAAGTGGCTTACAGACGTTGAGCGTCGTATGGCTATGACCGACCTCTTTGTGAAAACCAAAGAGAAACATCTGAAATCCAAGGCATATTCAGAAGCAGAGGACGAAGAAATCGAAGTCCTGTGCGTCAAAGAGAGCTATCGTTTGCTCAAAGCTGATGGCTCTGCAGTTTCGGCGTCTGAGCTTCTTGGATTCGCGCTTCAGCTCGTGGATGAAAAATGCCGCCTTTCTGACGCAATTCGAGATGCTAAACGCACTATCCCGTTCGATTTGGACAACGCCATTAATATGGCGAACGTCAAACGTTCTCTTTCTGCGTATGTTACCGACATCACTTCTATCAAATCCTCTGCTACAAAGTCAGAGGGAATTGGGTATAAGATGGATAATGAGGGCAAACAAACGTCCTATCGTTATCCCATCGAATGTGTAAAAACCATTGACTTCGACCGCAACCACTTCCGCAAAATTCAGCGCACTCTTATCACGGAAGCAAATTCGACATCCAACTATGTGGACAAAGCGATGGTAACAACGGATGTAACCTACGAGTCGATTTTCGACTTTGATGGTTCTCTTTCTGATGCGGTAGAGACTTACTTTTCAACCGCTATGGGCGCTGAGAAGTAACTCCCGCCACAGGGCTAACCGCCCTGTTTAAAAGCAAATTGGGATATGAGTAAACCGGTTCAGACGCAGATGAACTATGAGGCTGCGTAAAAATTTTGCTCTTTGAGCGAAAATCTTATCTTGCTTTATTAAAAGTTTGAGTGATAATCAAATTGTGATGATAGTTTCGTGTTGACTTTACTAACACTTCATATCAAGCAAAAGTCTCATGCGTCGTTACATCACGACTTCGATTATTCATCATCGTGTTAGCTCATACTTCAACACACCCATCAGACATTTCGCCAGTTATTTTATAATGTATTTGGACTACATTTCTTAGAAGAATTTCTGGTTTTGAATAATATATTAGCGATGAACACGCAAGTGGAATTTGCGAAGTATGTTAGGACAAACAAATTGGCTGAAATTATTTCAATTTGCTTTTAAACAAGGCGGCTAGTAATGAGTTTAACAAAGGGGTTCAAAGAATGAGTAAGTTAGATGGAAAATTCAATGTGGGACAAACATACACCTATAAAGATGTATACCGTTTCTTCCCAAAAGCATATTGCGACATACACCTTATTGGTGGAGAATGCTTTTACAATCAAAAAATGAATCAAGATATTTGTGATATCTATATTGGAGAAAAACAGTTTTGCCCGTTTAGAATGAAATACAAGGGGAATGGGTTGTTTATCTCTATGGTGTCTGGAAATGAGTTTGTATTTTATTTGACAAACAACCATTAATATGATATAATATAGACAATGAAAACGACGCGGTGTGAAAGTAAGGGAAACGGCTGGGTTCATACCCCATGCCTTTCGAGTTCGAGTCTCGACACCGCAACCAACCGCCATTTGCTTGCGGTAGATTTGGCCAATCTTAAAATGGCTCTAGTTCAGAGGTCTAGCCTATTATTATTAAAATCTCTGACGGGTTATACGAGGGTTTGGGTGGGGCGCAATATTGGGAGCGCAAAGGAGCCATAGCTTTTCCCCTGATGGCGTGTAGTATAACTTTGTGTGTTGATGTAGCTCAGTCTGGTAGAGCAGTCGAGCGATTAAACGACAGGCCGTTGGTTCAAATCCAACCATCAGCATCAACCTCTGTAAAGAGGTAAACCCCTTTCTTTCTCTTTTCTTTGTCCCAAAAATCCGCCGACTAAGGATTCTTATGCGTTACCCTCTCGCATAAGTTATGCCAATAGGGCATGAAGTCGGCAATTATTTTGTGAAATTTTTGTAAAATCTGTCATTAACGAAAGTCTTGCTCTGGCGTTACGAAGCGCAGTTGAAGCAACTGGCATGAGCGATGTGCGCTATGACCGGATGAACACGGGGCGATAAGCCCCAAAATTTGGGAACTTAGCTCAGTTGGTTAGAGCGATAGTCTTATAAACTATGCCAGCGCGGGGTTCGAGTCCCTGAGTTCCCACCACCAGAATCTTTCTGGCATTGTTTGTTATTCTTTCTCCTAAAAACATAGCCACGATGTTCCCTTTTCCTTTCTCCTGAGAGGGTTTTGTAGTGGCACAATTCTTAAATTAGGTGGTGTAGAATATGAGGTACATATACAAATTCAACCCTTTAAAAGAACCAGTTATCAAAGGCCCAATTGAAAGAGTTTTGAGCATCAAGAAACAAAATGAATCTACCGTTGTGTATTGCTTAATGCGCGACACGATGCCAAGAAATCGTACTGTTACGTTTCGTCCGCTTGAAACCGGAGCGTATATAAAAGATGAAGGCCTTGACGGATATAATTTTCTTGACACCATTATGTACTATGATGATTCGTATGTACTTCACTGGTTCTACAAAATCGAATAATACGCTGTGCTTGCCGATGGTTGGCAACTAGACTTGAAATCTAGGATACGTCTGAAAGGGCGGGGGTTCAATTCCTCAGCACAGCGCCAAGTACACCAAAACCAAGCGAACAATTTTAGACAAAGTGTCATTTTGGTTCCTTTTATTCCGTATCAGTTTTTATGTTCGCAAAAGTCCCCAAGTTTTTGGTCTTGGGGTATAAATGCAGATATACTCAAGTCTGGTTAAGAGGACGGTTTGCTAAACCGTTAGGGGCATATTGTCCGCGTGGGTTCAAATCCTACTATCTGCGCCATTTCAAAATCACACATGAATAGTTATCTTTTTATGTGTGAAACATCGGGGTATAGCGCAGTTGGTAGCGCGCCTGTTTTGGGAGCAGGATGCCGGGAGTTCAAGTCTCTCTACTCCGACCACTTCCTTCTTTTATTTTCTTTTACGCAAAAAGAGTTATGGATATTAATTCCATGGCTCTTTTTGCGTATATATACGCATTTGATTTGACACATGATATGTTTTCGTGGTATAATATATACAATGAAAGGGGATGTAATGTCTATGGAAACAAAAACATTGTATTATGCGCACACAGACAAGAAAGCATATCAGAATCTTGTAAAAGAAATTATCACTCGTGGCAAAATTGCGTCTAAGGATGAAAGAGAGTATTATTATTACTTCTTTTATGAGACTGATTTCGGTGCGTTTAGACTATTGGTTGACAAAAGCAATCGTATAGCATATACTATAACAGCTTTTGTTAATACATGGAACAACATCTTCGCTTCGGGAGTGATTTAATGAATCCTAATTTCGCAATATCCGTATTGACAGTTAAGGGACAATTTGTAATAGGTAATTCTCGTGGTGAGAATGCTTTGATAGCACTAGCCAAATTTCTTCATCGTGCTGGAATAGACGTAGATGATTTCATCGAAATCCAAATAGCAGAACGATTTGAAGATGGCAGACTTTCAAGTCGAATGTTAAGTCTCAGTTATACAGGGAAGTCCAAAACGTTTCCGACGATAGAAGAAATATTCAATAAGTGAGGGACAATATGGTACACAATGGCAAAAACGTAGAACTTGTAATTACAAGTGGTAAACTTTACGCATATGACAAGTCTAAAAAATATTCTGTTTCTTTGCCGAAAGGTACACAGATTTATATGCGACAAAAGTTCGATTGGCTCAAGTATTTGAAAAAATACAATGAACTTAGATTGAGACATGAGAAAGAATGGACAATTCCTCAAATTGAATTGATTTCTGTTGCATTGGCATGTGAAAAATATCCATGGGGATTCAAGCTGAAAGAGAACGGATATAAAATCAAGTACAATGAAAAGGATGAAGAATATCATATCAATATGATTGTGGAGGTAATGTGATGTACGATTTCAAAAATGTCTATGGGCATATAGAGGTATATTATAACGGGAAATTTGTTTTCTCAGCCGATACAATTGAGGAAGCGCAAAGGGAGTTGCAAGAGCTTTGACTTTGACAAAAGATTTGGAAAACATCATTAAAATCATAATCGGTGAATACGATATTGACACATCCTATGACGGAGAACCGTACTATGGTGGATTTTTATACGACATCAGTCCACACAAGTTTATTATTGCCGACAGAAAGATACATCATTGTAAAAGTCCAGAATTTAGTATAGACGAACTTATGGCATATCGTATAGCGTTTTTGGACCGCAAAGTAGTAACTATTAAGGGCAGAGGATGGGCACCAACTGATTATGTTACTTTTTATCCGAGCCATAGGCAACCTCATGTGTATCAGAAAGACGGTAAAGAAAGAAACTATTATGAACAATGGGTTAAAAGGCTAAATGAGGCGGGTGTTTGAGTGGATATAAAAGTATTTTCCAGAGCCGACTTGTTGACGTATTTGCTTCAACACGACATTGAAGAACCGTTTTTGATTCTATCAATAGTAACCCCTCTCGACAGAAAACCATTCTTTAAAAACCAACACGCAATTATAGTCACAGAGTTCTTCTATGATGAAGAAAACATTATGGGGATGTCAGAAGAACAAGCAAAGCACTTTGCTGATGCTGTGAAATATAACAAAGATAAAGTAGAACATATATTTGTCCATTGTGATGCAGGAATTTCTCGTAGTGCGGGTGTTGCCGCCGCAACGATGAAATATCTAAACGGTGGCGATTGGCCTATATGGAACAGCTATATGTATTCTCCTAACACACGCTGTTATAGACTAATGATAAATGAGTATTTCGGTGTTTTTGACGCAAACGAAGCATATGATAAATACGTCAAAAACATGGAGATATACAAAGAAAAACTCAAGTATGATTTTGAGTAAGAAAGGTGAGCAAAAATGGAAATTTGTACAAAACTTGAAAAAGGTGACTTCGCCCGGTTCGCTATTGATGGGAACTTTGCTAAAACCACATGGGGCATCGTAACCGACCACAAAAGCATCATCAATCTGATGGACGGTTCGGAGTATCCGTTGGAAGAAGTTGGAGTTGTCAAGATGTGCCCGTCTGACAAGATGGGGCTTGAGTTCTCTCCAATTGAATCTTTCCAATATGTGCCCATGGCTTCAAAGGATTGACAAATACTTTAAGGGCGTATGTAAAATCATACGCCCTTTTTCTTTTCGGGGTGTAATATGCTAAAAACAGGAGATTTCGTATCGGCAACAAGAGAAGCAGATGAACGCTATTCTATCACCAATAAAAACATGGCTTTAGCGATTGTATCTTATGTGTACGATTGCAGACTAGACGATGATGATATTGAATATGTAGATATAGTCGTCCTAAGACACAAGAATCAAATGTATATTGGTAGAACATATAAAGTTATATCATATCTTTTTGATAACATAAATGATTCATATAAGCCAACCGAACACGAACTTACGATTCAGAAATTGTTCATTGAATATAGGTGCGATGTTCCGGGGAAAAGTGCTTATCATAGGCCGATAACCGATATAATACCAAGCGAAAAACTGTACGACATTGTATATATTTCAAACTTTGATTTGACACAAAAGCGTAAAAAGAATATATATAGAATTAGGTGATGTAATGTATATTGGACAAATCGTTTCAGTGAACGACCATCCTCATATCATATGCGGTATATACAGTACCTCTATTAGAGTTATATATGTAGGGCCAAGCATTTATGATAGAACAACACAAAGCTATATGCGGCATATGGCAAAAGCGGAATATGCCAACGTTGATATAGATGAAATTGACGATGGAATAAAAGAGGCATACAAGCTTATTCGGGACGCACTTCGTTGGAGACGTGATTTACCACATGCCAACATATACAATTCGTGTGTTTGCGACGCTCGTAAACTGATGGTTTTTATAAACGAATGTATAAAAAGTGGAACATACCCAGACACAAAATACAAGTCGAAGTTCCTTCCTAAAGTATGCGTATGTTATAGAAATATCTCAAAGGGTATGTACAAAGTTAAACTTCCATGTGATAAATAACCAATCTATGTTTGACACCATATAATATAATATGGTATAATATATGTATAGTAAAAGGCAACGCGGTGTTCACAACAAAATAAACATTGGAGGGTTACTAATGCGTAAAATCACAAACTACAATTCGTTCTGCCGTGATTATCTTGGCGTTTCTGAAAGCGAAGTGCCGAGTTTCATTGTGCGGAACAAAAACACCATCGACAGGCTTATTGCCAGATATGGCATCCCTCTCTCGGAGAGAATGAGCGCCGCGAAAACGAAAGTCGGTGTTCCTCTTATGTATGGCACAGACGATTATGAAATCATGCTAAAGTGCGACTTCGGCAAGTACGGCGGCACAGAAGAGGCCAAGGTTGTTGAAAGCGTAGGAGATTTCGTTGTCTATACTTTCAGAGCAAACAATAAACCCAAAGCTGCGACACCGTCTGTTAGGACAACCTCTTTTAATGCTCCGTCACAGAGTATGTTGCCGGGTATCGAATTTAGAACATACGTTGAACCGTCGAAACCCAAAGCAAAAACTTCAGTTGTCGAGTTCGACCCATTCGACGCATGTCTTGAAATCTGAAAATTCATGGAGTAGACAGAGCCGTCAGGTTTTCTTGACGGCTCACAATCTCCAACAATATTAAGGTGGGGAATTATGGATGTTGTATACTATGTACCCTATGAATATAGCGCAAAAATATATGGACTAAATCAGTACAAAATATATCGCGCAAGAATCAACAAGCGTGTTAAAAGTTCTATGTTTGATATAGAATTTATCCTATCCCTTATCTTCGACAGCGATGAAACAAACGTAGTGGCGAGCAACGATGAAGTTTTCGCATCTTACAAAGAAGCTCAAGATTGGGCTAAAAATAAAAGGGAGTGCTTAAAATGAACGTAGTTATGAGTCCAAAATACGCCAAATTCAAACAGGGAGACAAAGTATACTTTGTACCAACTCCTGCCATGAAAACTATAAATCTCAAGAACTTTGAGGTTTATGCGGCGAATGTATATCAGGTTGCCGCAAAGGTTGACAATGGCGCTGTCATTGGCTTGGCATATATGCTGGAAGTAAACAGAGGATACGACACGCAGTACCTTGTAACGACTGGCGAACATATTTTCAACAATGAATATGACGCTGGACTGTACGCTATTGGCTGTTCCAATATTGCCAAACGGGACATAACTGTAAAAATGTAGAGGGGTGTTTATTATGATGGGGGTTTGGTTTGCTGTTGCTTTCGTTGTTTTTATTGTAGTGATTTCTCTGATTTCACGCACTCCAAGTGTAAAAGAAGAAAAACCAAAACGTGGTGAATGGATTCCAAAACTTGCTCAAGATGCCGCAACAACAGCAAAAACATACGACGAATCAATGAAACCGACTGCTGTTAAAGTCAAAGCAAAACAAAGCGCAAGGCCAATCATCAAAGATGATACAATTCGTTCCTATATGGATAAACAATTGATTCGTTTCCCTTTCTATATTCAAGAGCGTAAGAATTTTTATCTTTTAAATAATCAAGAGGATGTCAAAACATACAGCACTCTCATGGACAAAAAGATTGCTCTGATTGACTCTATGGATGGCTGTGTTTTGTTTATCGTGAGGACGGTGTGAAAGTATGATGATAACTATTCTCAGTCTTATGGGTGTGATTACACTCATTGTATATGCTTGCCTTGTAGTAAGCTCAAGATACGACAGATATGATTAACATTATTTTAACAGCCATATTATTGGCAATCATAGCGATATTGATATGTATGATTATATCGGTTGCTATTATGTTATAGATGGGAGAATGATTATGGTTAATGTTTGGCTTGGTATTCTTGTTCTGGTAGTTGTTGCTATATTGCTATGTGCGATTGTAGTCGTATTCATGGCATATTATGCGTCTTATTGGACGAAAAAGCACCCAGACCTTACAAAACAAACACAAGAATATACAAAAGCCGTTTCCGATTACAATGCTATAAAAGATAAGTTTCCGGCTGTCCAAGAGGAATTTGAAAACTTCAAGAAAGAGTATGCTAAACTCAAAGAGGAATATGACTCCCTAAATGTACAGTGTACGCATTTAAAAAACTATATGGAAACCGAAGAAAAACTCAGAGTTGAAAGGGCTAGACATGACAACTAAAGAGTTGTGGTATAATCTAAGGGATACCACGGATTATCAAAGAGCCGTCACAAGAACAATTGTGTTGCCTAAGTTTGGCGAATTTGACTACATCGACGCCACAATTGCTATCTATCCAGATGTAAGCGCAAAGCAAGTTTATATCACATATAGAAGCAAGTCTCTGTATCGCATTGCGAAAGTAACAATACTTTCGTATGACGATACAGAATGGGGCAAGTTGGTTGCGCATAGTATTATGCGGACAAGAAACAGAAAGATGAATCCATCAAGAAATATTATGAAAAAGTATTTCTACGACGATGTAGTCACCGAAACGAACAAACGATTTTATGTATAATCTTATCCCCCGCATCTATTTGACGATGTGGGGGATTTGTGGTATAATATATATGTAAAAAGGGGACGCAACCGCTGGTTGCATTTTATACATTTTATATGAAATTTGGTGGGCTGTATGGTAAAGAAAGTTTATGACTTTAGCAAAGAGGGAAACACAATGAGCTATATTTTGTTGTGTGACCAAATAATGGATTATCCACTTTTTGGATGGTATAGTTGCGGAAGCACAACAATTTTCTTTCGGTATTCATACACTGAAAGAAAGATTTATCTTGACTTCGCAGAAGCTGACAGCGATGATTTGTCAGATAAAATCATAGAACTTCGTTATGATGCTGATGAATGGCCCGAGATATACGGACTGATTCCTCAACATCCAAGAAAGTTGTCGTTCTCATATAAAACAGCAGTAGAGTATATTGGTATGTGGAGAGGGTAAACTATGAACAGAACTACAATAGAAGCCGGACAGCGCGGATTCTTGGAAGTACAGAACTATGTACATCTTTCAATGATGTTCGGCGTATACAATGGAGAACTTGGTACGTTGTATTTTTACTATGACAATTCACTTCGTAGAATCTATGTTGAGGGCTACTCCGATGATACAGCAGATTTAAATGGCTGTGCTGACTATATAACGCAGTTTGAGTACAGCAAAAAAGAATGGCAAAAAGTTTATGAGCTTATTCCAGAATATTTGTCCAGCATTTGCCCATCCGATGATTTGCTCTTATTAACTTTAATGGTAGGTGATATCTAATGATTATTGACGACTTGCGGGCAAACAAAAATATCGTTGAAAGAAAATATGGAGATATTTCTTCTTTTAATTTCTCGGCTGGTGCTTTCTTCAATAAAATATGGGATGAACAAACAGTCAAAGCTCGTGGGTTGTACATCAATACCAAAACGGGCGAAGTTGTAGCAAGAAGCTATGATAAGTTCTTCAATATTGGAGAACGTCCAGAGACGCAAATGGATGCGCTGAAAAACACAATCGAGTTCCCTGTACAAGCATATGAAAAAGAAAACGGATTCCTTGGAATCATGTCATATAACAAAGAGACTAAGGATTTCATTATTACTTCAAAATCGGCAATGGAAAGCGAATATGCTGGATGGTTCAAAGACATTTTCTATTCAACCACGAACGCAAAAACAAGAGAGGGAATTAAGTTCTTTCTTGAACAACATAATGTTTCGGCTGTTTTCGAGGTTCTCGACCCTGTTCACAACCCACATATTATCGACCAACCAAAGCAGAAAATCGTTGTTCTTGACTTGGTAAGAAACACCATTGAAACCGAAATCATGCCATATCGAGTGACGCAACTATTCTGTTTCACCTTTGGACTACCATGTAAGAAACTCAGAAAAACACTGAACACATGGAAAGAATTTGAAGATTTCGTAAACGAAACACACAATTCAATTCGACAAGTTGAGGGCTATGTATTGGTTGATTCTAACGGCTATATGTTGAAAGTAAAAACCAATTACTACCGCACTTGGAAATATCTTCGCACAATATCTGAAAGAGTACGCACTGGTAAATACATAAAAGAGCAGGCATTATCTTCACAGATTATGAAAGACTTCTGTGAATGGTGTCGTAACAATGTAGAAGTTCTTGGCGAAGATATAACCAAACTTCGTTTGAGATTCTATGGAGACATGGGGGAGGATTACAATGGCATTTATTGATTATGGAGCAATCGCATTTAAAAACGGCAAGTGTATCCAAAACGACTATTTTGGCGATATGCTAGAAATGGTTGGATGGGAAGATGAAGAAGAACACATCCTAAAAGGATGGTGTTTTTCTTATGTAGGAGATAAAACCTTTACCGTTGGTTTTTTCAAAGAGCATATGATTGTATGTTGCGACGGCAAAACCGAAACAATATACTTTAACGACAGATATATAGGCTGGAAGAAGTATGAAGGCATATATGTTTCTGACAACTATGACGGGCTGATAGAGTTTGTAGTAACGCCACGACAAGACAGATGTTATACATTTAAAATGACATATAACGGTGATAAATATAAGGTAATATTTGGATATGGCATTGACCTTCCATATTATCGGAAAACAGGCAGATACAACTATTATCGTTCGCCGGGATTTCTCATTAGGAATAAGTTGCCAGATATTATAAAAAATATACCTTATGAGATTAGCATAAGGATTGAACTTTTGAGGAGACGTCATAACAGAAAAGAACAAGAAAAAGGCAGAGAACAAGAAACGCCGTAACTTTTGGCCAATGTCACCTATCGCACGAATCAAAGAAAGCAAAAAGAAGTACAACAGAAAGAAAGAAACCAAAACTCTCGGACAATATCTCAAAGAAAAGAGTGACAACGAATGATGAATCTTATAATTATCAACTTTTGTATAGGATTATGTCTATATTCAATTATACGCGTTGGACTTAACGGATTTCTCGCAAGAAATCCAAGGGTTCATAGAATTGTCGAGCCTCCACTTCTCAAAAAGGTGGTCAGTACAATTGGAGGATGTCTTATCTGCTGTATCCCAATAGTTAATATTATCTGCATCTTTTCTCTTATATCACTTCCGACATATAAAGTTGATGAATGTTACAGACAAGCAATATCAAAAAGCGATAATTGGAGTTTATTTTGATGAAAATGCTCCCCAAAGCCCTATCCGATTTGACGGTATAGGGCTTTTTGTGTTATAATATATATAGTGGGTTAGGTTACACATGATAAAACAATTTGGAGGGATGAAAATGACATTAAAGAACATGCTAAGTGTTACATGCGGAGAAACCACGTTGAAAATCAAAGCAATCAATAGAGATTGCGATAGCGAAACAATCAACATTATGCGGTTGAAATCTGGTTTCACAGCAAGAGACGCATCAAAACGAGCCGATGAATTTACAAAGATAATTTATAAATATGGCGATTTCATCGTGTGCCGTGTGGAGGCAGTTGACGCATATACAATCAAAATTGTATGTGTGTATACATAATTGTATAATAAAGGAGTGAACAAAAATGAACAATAACCTTGCCAAACTGCTAACACTTTCGCCCGGAAAAAAATTTAGATACGGCGCACACAAGTATCTTGTTGTTGCGCCGACACGCGATATGTTGTACTTAACAGGACGTTCTTCAACGTGGTGTGCCGACCTTATCAGCGGAGAACTCTGCTATATCAATTCAAACGAAGTGGTGGTCGTAGAGGGGGTAAACGACAAGTGGTAAATATGATAGTTCTTGTAGGTATCCCCGGCTGTGGCAAATCTACGTTTGCTGATATTCTTTGTAGGAATGGTAACGTGATTAGACTTTCTTCGGATGAAATTCGCAAAGAGCTTTTCGGAGACGAATCTTTTCAAGGCGATAACAACAAGGTGTTTAATACACTTTATGAACGAGCAGGGCTTTTGTTAAAAGCCAACATCAGCGTTATTATTGACGCAACAAATCTCAAAAAGAGTTTGCGGCGATATGCTTTTGACGTTTGTCCTGCGGGAGTGAAAAAGATTGCGCTTTATTATACTCCCGACGTTGAACTTTGTAAAGAAAGAAACGCAACACGGGAAAGAAAAGTACCAGATGAAGTAATCGAAAGAATGGCAAAACAGTTTGAAACCCCAACAACCGACGAGGGTTTTGATGAAGTTATGTGTTTGAATGGAGATGAAATGGTATGAGCGTGTATATTCTTCAAAAAGAAGAAACTGATTGGTTCGGGAGAAAAACGTGCTATTATATCCATGATGATTTTGATAATGGGAATCATTCCATTGTTACAACACGATATGAAGCCGAAGCGAAGCGGTACTATTCATCGGACGATGCCTCGAAAATGGCATGTCGCATCATAAACGTATATGGATGCGTTTGCCGAGTTATACGGATTGATAGCTAAGGAGGACAACATGGAACGGTTGAAATTGAAAAAGTGGGCAATGGGCGGATGGCGGAACGATACACACAGACTTGAATTTATAGGCTTTGTGATGGCGAAAGATATGGACGAAGCGTTTCATATTGCGCGTAGTCTGTGGTCTGGTATCGCCTATATCTCAACGGCAAAGTTGGCCGAATAATAAATGAAAAGAGGGATTTAAAAATGAACACAACAAAATGCCGCAAATATAAGGTTGCCAAAGAGGGAACATATGTATTTCCCAGATATGGTTTGAAGATTTCGCTGTCTCTGAACGACGAATACGCCGTAGTCGGATTCACTCAACACAAAAACGAGACTTGCTGTATCCTACAAAAAGCAAACAATCCAAAGTCAACAAAGTTTCCACTGCGTAAATGCGAGCTTGAAAAACATTTCACAGAGTGCTAATACTAAAAAGTGAGGGTGTTCATAATGAAAGCAGAGAAAATAGGGATTTACGAACTATACCAAAAAATAAAAGAATATAATATGGACTTTTTCCCACTTAACAATGAAGTATACTACATACGATTATTTACGAGAGAAAACTTTTTTTGTGCTGGCGGACAGGAATACTGTTTATACCTGTTTAATTGTCAGAACGAGCATGTGGCTACTATTTATTTTGGCGGAGTAGACAATGACGACAACTATCTAATGAATGTCAGACTCAACAGGTATAAATATTATTTTGTTTTTGCGTATCATACTGAGGAACAATACCGCAATAAAGGTATTATGACTGAGTTTGTTAGCTACATAACAAACTGTATTTTTATGTTTTATGATAAAGTGGCTCTGTTCATTGATACAAATAACATAAAGTCTGAAAAGGTTGCCATCAAATGTGGGTATCAGTTCATTCGTTATACCTATAATTACGATGGACTTTTTATGAAAACAGACAAAACGTTCAAAAATATTGAATATCCGAAATATAACTACATCGAGATTGATTCCAAAGTTGCTCTCCCAAAAGGGAACACGCCGATGTTATACAAATATATGGAAAGCAAAAACTTTATTGTATTTAATGATAATAAAAGAATGTATTTTGAAGATACCATAAAGACTCTTTCGGATTTGTATGACGATTTTTATGTGTTTGTAAAAGTATTAGACAGATGTGAATTACCGGAAAGTATGGGGTTCAAGAAAATACCAAGGGATAAGCTACGAAATAAAAATATGAAATACAGAGGAGCACATTGGCATTACAAACTTATTAAAAAAGGAGACAAACAATGAAGAACTTTGACTGGAAGCTGTTCGCCATTATCGGCGTTGTAATTTTGAGTCTGTTGATTTTGTTGCTTGGATATACAGTTTCTGTATCCAACACAGTGGCTCGTATGGAGGAACAAATCAACGAATCCTATTCGGGAATTGAGATTCAGCAAAAGCATCGGAACGACAGCATTACACAACTTGTGCAAGTTGTAGAAAATTTCACAAGCCACGAACAAGATGTTGTGGATTCTGTCACAAATGCCCGTTCCGCACTTCAAAATGGTGATGTAGCAGAAGCCATGAGAAGTCTGAACGTTGTAGTTGAAAATTATCCAGAAATTAAATCCGATACTGTTTATGAGAATTTGATGAATGAAATTTCAATCTGTGAAAATACAATTTCTCAGTATCGTAACAATTACAATGCGCAAGTAAAAGAATATAAAAAATATATCAAAATTTTCCCGCACAAACAGATTCTTTCTGCGCAGGGTTATGAACCAATGAACGTTGATTATCTTACTTTCGATGCTGAAGAATTGAAAGTAATTGACAATATGTTTGAGTGATTAACATGAACAATATTGTTATATACGATGGCCATTTTAAGCTCACCTTGCGTGAGCTTTTGGCCAGTTTAGCGATTGTTTTCTTGATGATTACTTTCGGGTTTTTCATTCACGGAAAAATCCACGACAGGACAATGGAGACAAACGAACGCTATATGAAGTCGCCAATTGTCACTTCGATGAACATGTATGATTATGTCAAAGAAACTGGCATTGGTGATGTTTTCACAATATTTGAACTGAAAGCAGTTGAACCTCAAACAATTCCAGAACTCAATGGTGAATATTTATACATTGAGAAAATCAAAGAAAAATATACTATGCATACAAGAACAGTTACAAGCACTGACGCGAAGGGCCGCGTTTCAACCCGTGTTGAAACATATTATACTTGGGATTACAGCGGCTCAACAAAAACAAAATCAAACGATGTAGTGTTCAATGGTGACATATATCCGTTCGACAAATTCGACAATTACGACATAACCATCGCTCGTTTGTCGGATGTCGGGAGCGAATATTTGGATAAAGAATACAGAAGAATCAGTGGACAATATGCGTATGAGAACTCAAAAGTTCGTTATTATTTCAAGGTTATTCCCGCTGAAATAAACGGTTCTGTATTTATCACTTTAAAGGATGATGAAATTCAAAATCGTTATGTGACACTTTATTCTGAAATAGAGCCAGAAGAATTGAGAGAGCGATTGATTAATGACTCAAACTTTTCAATTTTTATATTCTGGTTTTTCTGGATTATTCTGACTGGTGGACTTGTTTTTGGATTCTATGTGCTTGATAATAAGTGGTTGGATGCCTAAAACTTGTCCATAAAAGTTGTATTTTAATTCGCCGGGAGTGAATAATTATGCATCCCAATGTGCTCTGCGGGTTTTATCAAAGTACAGACCCGAAAAGTTCGTTTACATATTGCTTTGTTATATCATATTTGATTGACGAGATTTATTACGTCCTTTATGTGAAAGGAGATATATTAGATTACATAGTTATCTATAAAGAACAAATGGACAAGTGGTATAAGCCAGTCTCTGAACGTTCCATCATTGATAATGGATATGAGAAGTTTGTAAAATTCATAACCGATGTAATGGAATATAATTATGACCTTATATTTCATTACGACGACGAGGAAGATAGTAATATTGATTACTATTACAATCAAAGGTTGATGATAGAGCTTGAGCCATTAAAGACAGTATATTTCTATCTTAAAGACGACGAATGGAGAAACTTTGAAAATTACAAAGAGCGCCTTGAACTGGCAATACGCAGGTGGAATGACATAAAGGAACAAGATACTTTTGTAATCTATAAAACTAGAGTATTGGAGACTGATGCGCCATGCTTATAAAACCCGGAATGTGTGTAAAATATAATTCTAAAAGATGGTACACGACTCAATATGGTGTTGTTGTCTCTAAGAAGAAAATGGGTAAATTTTGGGTTGTAAACTATGGATACATATGGCGTAAAATAATGAAAGAACCATATATGGACATAGAAATCATAAATCTCAAAGACGTTATTTCAACGGACCAAATCGAGTGTATCAACCATATTGGTATATATAACGTAGCAAACATACAGTATCTACTTCATCTCAAAGCAGACGTTCACGAATTTCACGAAAATATATTTTTGGCTCTACGATATTTTCACGAAAGACTCAAACGTATATTTGATGAATATTACATCAAGCAGGATTGTTTTTGGGAAGATACATATAAAGGCAAAGAAAAAGAGTTCATAGAAGAAATAGGAGATGCTACCAAAATATCAGACCTCAAAGATATTTTTTACTTTGATGGCACTATAAATAGGGGCACAAATTGACGTACCACACGAATGTGTGGTATAATATATATAGTGGAAAGGGCGATAATAAAAACGGAAAGGAGGAAAGAGTGTTATGTTGATTAATATTTTTGACGACTATCAGACTGCCCGCAACGCCTGTGTTGCTTATCAACGTTGCGGAAAACGTCACCAAGGTTTGCGCGGTGTGGAATATCGGGTATATTTCTACAACGGGAAATATCGCGTTTGGCGTGGTCGGGATTATACAGATTTTCCAAACTGTGCTTACGGGCCAGTATTTAGTCTCAAAGTTTAAGCCACTAAACTAAAAAAAAAAGTAGAGCGCAACGAGCTTTACCAATAACAAGGAGTGCTAACTATGATGTATTTAATTCCCACAGAGAACATGGAATCGTTCGAGAAGAAGATTGCCCGTATCCGTCGCAAAGCGGAGCGGGCTAAAGTCGATTTCTCGTACAAACGGCTTGAACCAATCCAAAAAGAAACGGATTTGCCCGGCGTAACAGTTGAATGTGTGCCTGTAATGGTAGAATGTAAGATTCACTATGAAAACTGGATTGTTATTGCTGTGCTTGACCATCACGAAGTTGGCAATGTTATTCATTTGGTAGAGGGAGAATGGAGACCAAGCGCTGAACTCGCGCTCCCCAGTAGATTTAGAACAGCAAAATCTTTCTGTGAACATTGTAACACAATGCGTAGCAGAAACAAAACTGTTGTGATTTATAACACACAGACGAAGCAGTTCAAACAGGTCGGTACAACGTGTCTGCGCGAATATACAGGCGGTATTGATGCCGAAGCAATCGCCGCTTTTGAAGAGGCTATAAAATCGCCCGAAGAATTTCTCGGAGTGAGTGGTAGCAGTAAATTCTTCATTGAAACCAAAGACTATTTGAGCGCAGTTGTTGCTACAATGTCTCTGTATGGTTTTATGAGCAAGAAGAAAGCCGCAGAGATAAACGAAGAAGTGCGATATAATAACAACATCAAACGAGTTGAAGCAACATGTACTAAAGCTGTTCATCTTATGACGAATAATGAAAAACCGAATGAAATGTCAAACAAGTGGCATAATATCTATAAAAGCAAAGACACAGAAGCATTTGTAGAGGATGCTCTTGAATGGATTAAGTCTTATAACGAGCCGAATGACTTCATGGAAAATCTTCGTGTTATTTGTTCTGGTTCAAATATCAAGGTGAGTGATGTTGGATTTGCGGCATGTCTTATGGATTTGTACAAACGGCATCTTGAGTATGAGAAAACGCGCAAACAAAAAGAAAAAGACAACGAAATGTATCGGTATTATGGAGAAGTCGGTGAAAAGGTGACATTGAATGGCCGACTTGCGTGTGTGACTTCTTATTCTACGCAGTTTGGTATTATGTATATCTATAAGATGATTTATAACTCTGCTATTTTCGTATGGAAAACGAGTAAATATCTTGGAATTGATGATTCCGGTGCAGAAGTCAATCTCGTTGGCACAATCAAAGAACATTCGGAGTTTCGCGGCGTTAAGCAAAACATGCTTGTACGTTGTAAGGTAGAAATCATTAAGGAGGGTGTGTAAGGTGAGAACCATAGAAGAAAACATTGACATGCGTATCCAATACTACAACAAACTGTGCGAACTTAAAGGATACAAATACGGCTATTTAGCCGTGGCATATGTGTACGGAGGATGTAGTCTGTACTACTGTTCAAAAGCTGACATTGAAAAGCATTGCGTTGATGGTTTGCTGGTAAGTGGAACAAGGAAGATGGTTTATGAAACGATTTGCGCACTTGATACGATGCTAAACTATCAGGCATAAACGTACAATACCCTCACACGCGCTACAATGGGGCTACAAGCCACTTTGTATACTTAGTAATATAAAATCATTGCTAATGTATAAAACGCATTCTATGCGTATTGTAGCGCGTGCTATAAACATAAACGGAGATGAACAAAATTGGACGAGTTCAAAGTTGGCGACATTGTAAAAACCATAAGACAAAGCTGTGGTGTTAATTTCTCCGAAGCAGTTGTTGTTGGGAGATACGAAAAGTATATATGCGTGATAGCAAAAACACGACGCGACTATGACGATTGGTGGGTATACCCAAAGGACATAATAAAGACCAAACAGGAACTTCTTGACGATAGAGATTTGGAACTCGCCAAAACAGTTAGTACAATATACTTCGATGAAATTTATGAACCCGATGAAGATAGTGTTGGTGCTATATACCATAGTCCTATATATGTTGGGCTTAGAAGTGAAACGGAGATTATATTTGAACAAAAACCCGACGATGTTCTTGAGTGGTTAAGAGATAGAAATGACACTCCTGAGCGGGCGTATTATTCAACTGGAAAGGAGTAAATAATATGAAACATAGTTCTATGTCAGATTATGATGCCGACGTGATTCCTATGGTTGAATATTTCAATTCAGTAGGGTTAAAAACATATATGTCGTGTTCTGGACACAAAGACAATCCATATATGTCGATGTTTTGGATTGAGTTTGACCCCAGCGTTACCGAACAAGATATTATTGATTTTCAACGCAACCATGTGAACGAATACAATATGTTTTGTTCTTGCGGGAGATTCGTTCAACGTATTATTGCCACTGGAAGAAGCGACAAGATAATGCGCTCATATGAATACATGGCCGCTAACGTAGAAGCCGCAAACATTGACCTAAAAGCATGGACAACTTGACGTATTATACCGTTTCATGGTATAATATATATAGTGGTAGGACGGGACACGTCCGAACCTAATTGTGCCAATTCTGCCCAGCAGAGCTGGCCAGATACGCTCGTGGAGACCATGTAAGACCTCACATTGTGCAGGCGGCGGTCAGCGAACCGAGAATCCCCCGACTTTAGCCGTGGGGAGTGTCAATCATACCTCAAACAAAGTAAAGGAGTGACAAATAATGAGTGATAATTCAAACATTGGCAGTACAGAAGTTCATTTAGAAACGAACGCCACAACAAGGATATTTCCGGGAGTTGAATGTGGCAGTATCTTTATGGCTACTGACGGTTATCTGTATATGAAAGTTCAAAAGTTATGGAAGAAAGACCCAAAGCGCAAATGCTTCAATGCTATTGAGCTAACGACGAGAGCTACTCGCTATTTTGACGATAACGACTTTGTGTTTGTATTTGATACATGCGCTTTCAACTATGAGATTTGAGGGGTGAACCTAATGACAAAGATTAAAACCGAACGTAATTTTGGAGCAGTAATCCCGTTTAGCGAGCTAAACATAGGCGATGTATTTGTTAGCAAAGACAACAACGAGAACCTATATATTAAGATTTGCGAATCTACCGATGAACTTAATATGTCTAACAATACCATTGGGATTGGTCAGCCGTACACTATGTTCACTGACGACGATGATGAAGTAATCCGCGTTAAAAGATTATACATTAACACCAATAGCTAAGTTGCCCCGTTTCATCACATAACTATAAGGGTTTACGACATTGTATGGTTGAGTAATGATTTTATATTGCCAAACCATTTGAATGTTCTAAACCCCTTATAAATAAGGCGTATCCGAGTATAAAAACACATTCTAATAAAACAATAACAAAGGAGTACATAATTATGACTGACAAGAAATTTTCCACAAACGCTGAATCCACAACAACCATTTCGTTCAAAGAGCTGAAGAACGGAGATATCTTCATTGGTGGCCCACAACAAAGGGTTTATATGAAAACAGCCAAAGCGTATTATACGAATTATGACGGAGAACTAACCACGATGAATGCCGTTCGACTCGGCACGGGATGTTTGGCACATTTTTCTGATGAATACAACGTTGCTCTTTGCTACAACGCAGAGATTAAATGTGAGTAACAGTAAAACATACCAGAGGGCATACGCCCTCTGGTATTATTGGAGTTGATAGATTGAAGTACAAAACAGGTGATATTGCCAAATATAAAAGGCAATTGATTTACAAAAAGGGACGTCCAGCATTTGTGGTATATAGAAACCATCGCACATACTATGTTGTTTTTATCTATGTAGAAGAACGGAACAAATGGTATACAAGCTATTGTGAAGAAGAAGATTTATCTGACTATACAGGAGAAGTTCCTGCTTGTGCTGAAACATTCCAGAAGTTAGCAAGTATAAGATATGACAAGAGAGAATTGACTTCAAATCGCATGACATACAATGTTTCTTTTGTTGAGGAAAACAGCGTTTATAAAATTGTTGACTTGCTTAACAATCCAGAAGATGATTACCGACACTATTTATGGTTACACAGCAGGAATTATTTCGGATATAACTATAATGTGAGTTTGTACTAACAAAGGTGACAACATGAAAAATCTAAAACTTGGTGACATTGTAGAGTACAAAGTCGAAAACGAACCATATATACTTGCATATCGCGGTTCTCATCTTTATTCTATTATCCAGCTTGACGTTTTAGGTAGGTTTATAGCATTTTCAGTTCCCATAGGAGCACAGATTCAGTTAATTGAGAGTTCTTCTATGCCCGTATGTAAATATAAACTGCTAAAAGAAATTGGAGATTTTCTAAAAAGAGTTAGATTTGACATTATAGATAACGAAGAACCTTACAGTAGTGTTTATCAAAATGACTTGACGAAAATCAGAGCAAGTAATATTGCTTGTATGCTAAATGCTTCAGTGAGTGTCTCACTTAGTTTTAGCAAACAGAGATTCCTTGAGGAGTTATATAACCTCCTCGAAGTTGTATATATCGACAACGTTACAATTCATGTTTATATGTTGAAGAACCCGTATGTGCGTTTTTAGGTGTTCAAAGCTAGAGCTGGCCTTATGATTTTAACATTGAAATATCTCGATAATGATTTTATATTACTCACATGTTCAATGTTTAAAAACACAAGAAACATCGTGTTCAAAAGGGGCAACTTAATATTGCTTATTGGTAAAACAACCAAAAGAAAGGGTGTTCATAAATGTTCAAAAAATTTGATATGCTAATTGGGAAAACAATCACGAGAATTGAAACATCAAATGAGGTTTATTCAAACGAACTATCAGGAACCAACGATATAGTACACGAGAACAGACAAATTTGGTTCTATATGGACGACGGAAGCAAGTTTCATATGTATCACGACCAAATGTGTTGTGAGGATGTGTGCGTTGAAGATGTTTGTGGTGATGTTAAATGTCTAATTGGTTCACCTATTACGCAGGCTGAGGTATGCTCTGAAACAACAATGTCATATGACGATGCTGTATGTGGATTTAAGCACAGTAACCCATATTGGACTTGGACATTTTACAAGTTTGCAACAGTCAAAGGATATGTAACCATTCGGTGGTATGGAGAAAGCAATGGTTGTTATTCGTGTGAAGTTATGACTGAATACACAAACCCAAATGATGATATTTTGTTCAAGTATGAGCTGAATCCATGGGGTGATGATGATGAATCGTGATTTCAAACCCGGTGACATGATAGAGCATATCTACTTTTTTTTGGTATTTTCTTTTATGATGTTTGAGGTTGATTTAAAGAGGTGAAAGTATGAATACTACGTTGAAACGTGGTGATATTGTAAAGCGATACAATGACGATAAGGGTATATGTCAATATGGAGTTGTTGCTGACACTCTTATTTTTCTGGGAAACAGATATGTTATCTCTTTTATGTATAGAGAAGAAGCAATGAACTTTTACACATGGACAGACGATGAACCTTCTTTTATTCGTGTGGAACAAGAGTCTTTGCCAAGTGAACTTTGCTTTTTGTCAGACATTTCAAAAATATTCGCACATGTAAGAATTGACTATTCTATTACAGAGAATGGGAAAACAGTATCAAGATATAACGAGAGTCTTTTAACTCCTCTAAGAAGTAATTGTATTTTGGAAGCACTTCGAGGCTCTTTGATGTATAACGATGATGGTTACGTCAGTTCATTTAGCAGTAAATGCTTCTTTAATTTGTTCAATCACTTCTTTGATAAAGAATACGGACATTGCGTTCCTTCCCCCGAAATCAAGTTTTACTTTGGTATAAAGCGTGGTGAATAATGTGATTAAGTTCAAATGTGGAGATATCATATATAACAACGAGTATAATCATTATGGAGTTATCCTTGGTAGTGAATACGTTCCCGTTTTCATAGCATCTCAGAATGAAGAGGTTGTAGAAGAATTTGTTGGATATGCTTGGTATAGACAAGATTCTGGACACTTTTATAATTTGTGTGTTCCTGCTAAATATGTTGAACATGTTAAAAACGATTTACCAGAAGATTTAAAATTCTTTTATGGATTGTCTGATATGTTGTCCCATATAAGAGTTGACTATACTGTTATTGATGATGGTGATATAAAAACTGGATATAACTTGCCGCTTATTGGAGTTTTAGAAAGTGTATGTCTTATAGATGCGATTGACAGAAGTGCTTATATAAGCAAGAATGTATTCGCTGAACACCCAGAAGTATTTTTGAATGAGTGCGAATATGCGTTTAAACTGCAATGGGAAAACTGTGAAGAAGCTGATGTTGTGTTTTATAGGGTGTGAGATTGGTTGTTTGTGTGTTGTGATGTTATTATATCATACTTTCAACTAAATGTCAATACCCCCAGGCAAATTACTATAAAAAACAAAGGAGGGCAAAAAAAAATGAAAAAGTATTTTGTTGTGTACAATGGCAAGTTTATGGGTGGAAGCACAGAAGTCGAAGGAGAGCGTGAAGCTCTTTCCGCTAGGTTCAACAGTGTTTCTTGAAAAAGATGAAGCTAAGGCATATTTGAAACAAATCTTGTACTAATCTGGTTAAATACGCGCGATTTTCCCTTGAAAATGTAAGGATTGAGTATGAGAAAATCCTACACGCAAAGAATTGTACAGAGCTTCTGGACGAAGATATTATTGAAATGTTGAAAGGAGTTGAACACAATGATTCTTAACGAGCAACTTAACGTAATCCCAAGAGATATTAACATTATCATCAACCTATTTCATAGGACGGGCGAAAGCGATGTGTACTTTATTAGGAAGTATAACAACAGAATGACAGTGGATGAGATAAGCAACATACATGACAAAATGAAAAAAGTTCAGTTGCGCTATGGCGAATATGAAGTAACAAAAGTCACGGTAGAAGATTCTAAGACAATCAAAATCATGTGTATTTATCCTTGAAAGGTGGTAAGAATGATGGATTATGCAGTGTACATGAATCTTTTATTCTATCCGAAAAATTAAGAACAAAAATACACACCTAATATAAATTTATATATCTATACGCTTGTTAAAGATATATAAATTTATAGATATTAAATATTACAGATTAACTGAGATTATTAATATATAAATTTATATAACTTAGCAATTATTATATTATAATAAATAATTAGTGTATATAGTTATGCACTATACAAGCATAACTATATACACGATAATATTAATATATTAATATAATATAATAATTGCGTAAGTAGTTATATAAATTTATATAATAGATTAATAATAAAAAATAATTATTAACTTATATATCTATACGCTTGTATATAAATTTATATATCTTAACACTTGTATAGTTATATAAATTAATATATATTAAAAAACAAAATATAATATTTCTTTATAAATTTATATATCTATACGCTTGTATATAAATTTATAGATATATACGCTTTAACAAATTTATAGATAT